ACATTGAGATCATGGATTCACTATATACAACTCCGAAGCGGTAATGGCACACAATTAGAGCATGTAGACATTGCGAAAGAATGCGCAAAGGTTATCGCTGAAGTTTTCCCACTTTCTACACAATTCATCGCACAAGAATAATAAGGAGCAAGAGATGACAACTAGACTTCCAAGCATTTATCAAGATTTTATTCACATCTCTCGTTACGCTCGTTTTAATGATGAACTCGGTCGTCGCGAGACATGGGATGAAACTGTGGATCGTTATATAAAATTCTTCCAAGAGAAGACAAACAACAATAAGAAAGTTCCTTGGGAAGAATTGCGCGAAGCCATTCTAGGTCTTGAGATCATGCCATCAATGCGTTGTTTAATGACTGCTGGTCCTGCTTTGGAAAAAGATCAAGTGGCTGGATATAATTGCTCCTATGTCGCCATTGATAACGTCAAAGCATTTGATGAGATCATGTATGTGCTTATGTGCGGAACAGGCGTTGGCTTTTCTGTAGAGTCAAAGTATACAAATAAACTTCCTGAAGTGCCAGAAGAATTACATGATACAGATACAACAATCGTTGTTGCTGATAGTAAGATTGGTTGGGCATCAGCATATCGTGAGATTCTTTCGCTGCTTTACACTGGAAAGATTCCAAAGTGGGATGTAAGCAAGGTTCGTCCAGCAGGTGAACGTCTCAAAACTTTTGGTGGTCGTGCGAGTGGACCAGAACCATTAGTTGATCTTTTTAAATTCACTCTCAATATCTTTACAAAGGCGCGTGGTAGGAAACTATCAACGTTGGAGTGTCATGACATTGTATGTAAGATTGCAGATATTGTTGTTTGTGGTGGTGTTCGCCGTAGTGCTCTCATTTCTCTTACCGATCTCAACGATGACCATTTGCGCCACGCAAAGTCGGGAGATTGGTGGACGCATAACGGACAAAGAGCGTTGGCAAACATATCAGCAGTGTATGATAAAAAAGTTGAGATGGAAACATTCATGAATGAATGGCATGCTCTCTATATGTCAAAGTCTGGAGAGCGTGGTATTTTTTCACGCGCTGCTTCGAAGGCAGTTGCAATGAAGAATGGTCGTCGTGATCCGAATCATGAGTTCGGCACGAATCCTTGCTCTGAAATTATTTTGCGTCCATTTGAGTTTTGTAATCTTTCTGAGATCGTTGTTCGCGCAAACGATGACGTTGAATCATTAAAGCGCAAAGCACGTCTTGCTACAATCATCGGCACATTACAATCAACGCTTACAGATTTCCGCTACATCAATAAGAAGTGGAAGAATAACTGCGATGAAGAAAGACTATTAGGTGTTTCGCTTACAGGTATTTGCGATAGTAAATTATTAAACAAACCATCACAGAAACTTGCAGATGCACTCGACGCGATTCGCGCACATTGTGTTGAAGTGAATAAAGAATTCGCTGATATTCTTAATGTTCCAGTATCAGCAGCAATTACTTGTGTAAAACCATCAGGCACTGTATCTCAGTTAGTTGATACTGCATCAGGCATTCATCCACGTTATGCACAATACTATATTCGTCGTGTAAGAGCAGATATGAAAGATCCTCTTGCAAAGTTTATGATTGATAAGGGATATAAGGCTGAAGAAGATTTCTATAGTAAATCAAACTGGGTGTTTAGTTTCCCCATGAAGGCACCAAAGAACTCGGTTACTCGCAATGATATGACTGCGATCGAGCAGTTAGAACTTTGGAAACTTTATCAGGATCATTGGTGCGAGCACAAACCATCAATTACCGTATATGTTGGTGATGATGAGTGGCTAGAGGTTGGCGCATGGGTGTATAAGAATATTTCAGTACTGTCTGGAGTTTCTTTCCTTCCACGCGATAATGGCTCATATCGTCAGGCGCCATACGAAGAAATTGATGAGGCGAAGTATAATGAACTTCTTGAACTTCAAAACGCTAACATTAATTGGATTGAGTTTATGGAAGAAACTGATACCACAACCTCAGCAAAAGAACTTGCATGTTCTGCGGGTGTATGTGAAATTTGAGATAAAAAATAAATTCAGAAGAGGACTTCGGTCCCTCTTTTCATTTTAACTATATAAACCTATGGCATATTTAAATGACAATTCAATCGAGTGGAGTACAATGCAGCACAGGAATCGACTATTCCAGTCATTGCGCACAACATGGCGAAGATATCGCTACATGCCGCTCATTTTTATTTCATCGTGGAAAGAAAATGGACTTGCTCATGCATATCGACATACACTTGCAGTAATTAAATTTTTGAAGAGGTAATATGTTATACACTCATGCAGGATCATTACCGACTCACAAATATGTTTGGATTCAGCCAAATGCAATTGGTAAACATGATTGGATGCGTGGCGTATGGTTTGGATTGACCTCTTATCCTGGAAGAGCATGGGGATGCCATGTGATGCTCGAGTGTGGTGCAGTATATCGTAATGTTCCTCTTCATCAACTTGCTTATAAAAATACAGCAATTGAAACATGGACTCCGAGTCAAGCTGCGACATGGGATTGCTATGGATGGCAGTTTTCTACTATTGAATATCCTTTCTTATTAAATATGAATTGCAAAGTTAAACTACAAAATGGTCAAGAACATCGCGGAATGTATCTGTTTACTGCAGTCCCTGTTGGCGATCCATTCAGTGCAGAACCAGAGCAAGGAAAAGAATTCTACTTTATCGAACTTGAGAATGGTAGATACACAGCACAACCAACTAATCATGTTTTAATTGAAGATAGATCCTTTGTAGACAAAGAACAAGGTTGGCCAAATTTTTTAAATAGACAAACTCAATGGTTCTCAGCAGAGGAAGGTAAATGAGTATAGAAAACGATTTTGATTTCGGGTTCAGTTTTGAATCTGAAGAGCCAATCATAAAACCCATGGTAGCACCTGCGGCAAATAATGATCAACTTCTTGTATTGCAAAATAAAATCGATTCATTACTAGATGCTCAAGAACAAACACTTCAATCTGCTCTAATTAAAGCGATGGAAGAGAAAAACAAAGCGAAACTTAAAGAACTCGAAGCATTGATTTTACCATTGCTATATAATCTAATGAAGAACCCTGAGAAACCAATCATTAATTGGCCAAATAGAAAATCTATAATTGAGAAACAAATTGAAAAAATTATAGCAGTCACTAGGAGTGTGTGATGCCTGATTTAAAATTAACCTGTGATAATTGTGGATCTATGTTCGCATTGTCTTTTGAAGACGATGAAGTAAGTTATTCGCCAAGTCATTGCCCATTTTGCGGTGATTACTATGATAATGAGAAAGAAGAATTGAACTTTAATGATGAAGATGATAATTATGATATAAGTGAAGAAGAATTAAATGAAGATGACGAAGATGATCGTCGTTGGCATTGATTACAGTCTAACATCTCCATGTATTTGCGTTAGTCGCGACAAAACATTCTCAAACTCATTCTTTTACTATCTAAACGATCGTAAAACAGTCCAAGGTAAGTTTCATAATATTCTTGGTGAAGGGCATGACGAATACCTAACCGACCAAGAAAGATATGAAAATATTGCTGAATGGGTGCTTACCATTCTTGCAGACTTTGATAAGAAAGAGATTGTAATTTTAATTGAAGATTATTCGTTTGGTTCTAAAGGAAAAGTGTTTAATTTAGCAGAGAACTGCGGTATACTAAAGTATCTCTTGCACAAAAATAACTATCGATTCTTCACAGTCGCACCAACCGTGATTAAAAAATTTGCTACAGGAAAGGGTAATGCAACAAAAGAAAAGATGTATGAAGCATTTTTGGCTGAGACATTTATAGATCTACATAAGATCATATCACCCACCACAAAACTTGGATCGCCAACCACAGACATAGTTGATTCTTGGTATATTGCTCGATACATGCAAGAAAAATCAAACAAAAAGGAATCTGTATGAAGAATATTTTAGTGACTGGTGCTGCAGGATTTGTTGGTAGTCATTTGGTAGAAAAATTATTAGAGAACGATAAAAATAAAGTTTATTGTGTAGATAATTTTTATACAGGAACAGTAAAGAATCTTGAAAGTGTAATTAAACATCGTAATATTCGTTTATATGAACTTGATGTTACAAGTGATCAATTCGTTGATGCCTTTTCGATTCGTGCACTTGATGTAATTTATAATCTTGCCTGTCCTGCTTCACCTGTGCATTACCAGCGCGATCCGATTGCCACAATGATGACATGTGTATTGGGTGCTCGAAATGTTTTAGAAATTGCTCGCAAAACAAAGGCACGTGTTGTGCAAGCATCAACGTCAGAAGTGTATGGTGATCCAGAGGTACATCCACAACCAGAGATTTACCATGGTAATGTAAATCCAATTGGTCCTCGCGCATGCTATGATGAAGGGAAACGTGCTGCTGAGACTTTATTTTTTGATTACAGGAGAAAGCATAATGTCGACACTGGTGTATTCCGCATATTCAACACTTACGGACCTCGAATGGCAAAGGACGATGGGAGAGTTGTCTCTAACTTTATCGTCGCTGCTCTTGCTAATGCAGCTCTAGAAATTTATGGTGATGGAACTCAAACACGAAGTTTCCAGTACATTGATGATCTTATTGATGGAATCATAAAATTTTCCAATTCGAAAGAAGTTGGACCATTTAATCTTGGTAATCCAGGAGAATTCACTGTTGATGAACTAGCATCTATAATTATTAAAAAGATAAATAAAGGTTATAAGATTAATCTTGCTTCAGCAATTGATGATCCAAAACAACGCAAGCCAGATATTACAAACGCTAAAGAGAAACTTTATTGGGAACCAAAAGTTTCATTGTCGGAGGGTTTAGATAAAACTATCGAATATTTTAGGAGTGTGTAATGACCGAAAAAGAATTGAACGAGGTTGATGGCGCACTATGGGGATTGATACATTCAACCGATAATAAAATAGAATGTGATACTACAGTTTATAAATTTTCTTCTATTAATATTCCAGTTAACGAAGAAATGGGCTCATTCAAGTATAATATTTTTACATATAAGCCAAGTGAACCTGAGAACACGTTGCAATTTATGAAAGCATACATTGGAGATGTAAAAAACTTTATTAATAATTATGCAAACGCTGGATATAATGGACTCATGATTAAAGATGGATGTGTTCCAAAGAAAACAATAAAAAAGATGATTCGAGTTACATGTGAAAATTTAGATGTTTCAAGCACTGTTTTGAAACCCATTCTCGCGAAGATTTGATGAGATAAAATACTAAATACACAACCAGCCACCCTACCTTTCGGTGTACGGTTTGTCGCACAGCGATGGCTGCTTTTGTAAATTAGGAATCTAGGACACAGTGCGTAATGTGTGACGATAGATGAACCGAGACTTCTAAGAAATAATTTCGAAACGACTTTTCTCTATATACTGACTCCTAACCTAAAGGAGTCAGTCAATGAAATCTAAACTCGCAGTTCTATTTGCATTCTCCCTACTTGTTTTCTCTCATTTTGCCAATGCGCAATCTAGAGATACGATTGCTATCGTAGGATCTTCAACCGTATATCCATTTACAACTGTTGTTGCTGAACAACTTAGTCGTCAAGGAAAATTTAAAGCACCAAAAGTTGAATCAACAGGCACAGGTGGTGGCATCAAACTATTTTGTAATGGTGTCGGTCCACAATTTCCAGATGCTGTAAATGCATCACGCGCAATGAAGAAAGGCGAGTTTGAGACTTGCGTAAAGAATGGCGTCAATGAAATCGTCGAAATCAAAATTGGCTACGATGGTTTAACAATTGCTGATGCAAAGTCTGGTGCGATTTCATCGCTCACAAAGAATCAAGTTTGGTTAGCACTTGCAAAACAAATTCCAGATGCTTCTGGAAAATTAATTGCGAATCCAAATAAAACTTGGAAGGATGTTGATGCAACATTGCCAGCAATTAAGATTGAAGTTCTTGGACCACCACCAACTTCTGGCACAAGAGATTCATTTCACGAATTGTTTATGGAAGAAGGTTGTCCATTTGAAAACAAAAAGCAGTGCCACACAATTCGTGAAGATGGAGTTTATATTGAAGCAGGTGAGAATGACAATTTGATTGTTCAAAAATTAATTGCAAATAAAAATACTCTTGGTATTTTTGGATATTCATTCTTGGATGAGAACAAAGATCGTGTCAAAGCATTGAAAATCGACGGTATTGCTCCATCCTTCGGAACAATCTCTAGTGCTAAATATACTGCGGCTCGACCTTTATTCGTTTACTTCAAGAAGCAGCACATTGGTGTAATTCCTGGTCTAAAAGAATTTATGGAAGAGTATGTGAGTAACAAAGCCATTGGTGAAGAAGGTTATCTTTCAGACCGTGGTTTAGTTTCTCTTGACAAGTCAGATCTTGCTCAAACAAGAAATGATGTTAAAGTCATGAAAAACTTTAAGCCGTAATTTCGCGGTGTACAAAAGGAGTATATGATATGCGTAAAGCAATTCTAGCATCTGTTATTTTGAGTGCAATGTTCTCAGTGGCGCAAGCTGCTGATGTGAAGTGGAGTGGCGACTTTGGGTATCGTAGTGATGCTCTTGAAGTTGGTCCAGTCGACTCAAATCGTGATCGTTTCCGTGCTGTTTTAAAAGCAGACGCCAAGATTGACGACAAGACAAAAGTTGTATTCGGTGTTCGCACTGGTACACTCAAGTCAGGTTGGAATGACATGGGCGCAGGAAATTCATTGAAGGATGTGGATCTCAATTTGGCATATGTTGAATATGCAGCAACGCCATTTGCAAAGTTAACACTTGGCAAAATGAATCGTCCTTGGGTATCTGATGCGTTGTTCTTCGACAACGACATTAAGCCAGAGGGATTAGCAGTTGCTGTGAAGCATGATAGCGGTCTTGTAGCCAGTGCATTTAAACTAAAATTAGTTGAAGGCGCAACAGCAAAAGACAGCGATCTCGCTGGTTTACAAGTTGGTTATGCAAAGAATCTTCTAGGTCTTGATGTTGCTGCTTCTGCTGCAATGTTGAATCAAGAAGTTGTTCTAGCAAACAGAACTGAAAAGTTCGATCAACTCGTACTTGGCTTGTCAGCAGCAAAAGAAGTCGCTGGTCTTCCAGTGAAAGTTTTTGTTGAACAAGTAACCAACGATGAGGCTAAAACCCTTGATAAAGCAACTGCTTATGGTGTTACTTTTGGAAATGCAAAGAAAGCAGGTGACTGGGAAGTCAGCGTATTGAAGCAAGATGCAGAAGCCAATGCTCTATCAGCCGTTTGGACTGATAGTGATTTTGGTGGTGAAGCAGCACTTCATGACGGTACAGCCATTCGCGCAGCCTATGGGCTCACGGATAGTTGGAAGGTTCGCGGCAGTCTCTTTGATGTAGAGGTTGGTGCAGCCAAAACCGATTACAAGCGACTCATGGTCGATCTTGTATTTGCGTTCTAATTTCTAATCGAAACTAGAAATACGAAGAAGGGGACGAAAGTCCCCTTTTTTGTGCCTGTCGTAAGTTATTGATTTTATTAGAGTTTTTTCTATTGCGTTTAATTCGCTTCTAGTATATAATGATTGTATGAAGATATATTTCGAAGTTTACGAAAACGCCCGAGTCAATCACCCGATTACAGGAGAGAGAGTTAGGGGTAACAAACTTATACTTACGACTAAAAATCGCAAGAAGGCGCTCGTCCTTTACCACGAGCAAGAGAAAATAAGGTGGGTCGAAGAGATTACCAATATAGACGGTGACGAAAGCACCGACATTATCACCGAGTAACAATTCAAACTTTACTTTTGTAAAAAACTGAGATACAATATTAATTATGGCTAAGTACATACCAAAGGTCGTTCCCGAACCGATCTGGGAAAGGCGCACTGGTCCTTGCAGTCAATTTGATTTGGTGCATGCGTTTCAGTGGTACAATCATCACAAAGACTCCAAAGATGCACGAAAGTATCTGATTGAATATCTGAGCAAGAACAATCAGATCACGGATCTACAAAAACAGGCAGTGCCGAGTCTCAATCTTTCTTGGAACATTGTTGACGGTTGGTTGGCGCGATGCCTCAGTCGTGGTGCATGGATTCCAGATACATCATTTGCAACCTTTGAGGAGCGCATGCATGCCTTTCGAGATCGCTTGGACAAAATTGTCACAGAGAAGAATCTTACAACAGCAGTCGTTGACACAAGCAACGTCATCTCGATTCAAGACCGAGTTCAATCCAAAGTCGACTATTTCGTCATGGAACTTGAAGGCAAGTTTGACGACGTTTGGCACAAACAAGATGGAGAAGAATTCATACCATACACCTGGATGGTCGAGAACGAAGTAAAGCCAATGCATGCTTCGAAGATCGCAGAATACTTTCGCCAACGTGCGAAAGACTGGATCGCGATCATCGAGTCCAAGGATGAGTATGTAAAAGAATCGTATCCGCGTCCTCGCAAAGAGATGATCGAGGCTGCGAAATTCTTTACTGCGATTACAACTGATGCTGAGAAGTTGGCTTCGAACAAGAATGCTGCTCGGAAACCGCGCAAGAAGAAGCCCGTTTCTTTCGATAAAAAGGTCGCTCGACTTAAATTCAAGAAAGACGATACTGAGAACAAGTTGGTCTCGATCGATCCTGTAAAGATCATGGGATCGCAGCAATTGTGGGTTTACAATATAAAGACACGGAGGCTCGGAGTCTATTCTGCAAAAGACGCTGCAGGACTCTCTGTAAAAGGATCGAGCATTGAAAACTATAAATACAGTGAGTCGATCTCTAAGAAACTCCGAAAGCCCAAGGAGGTGCTCGCGAGAGTCTTGGAGGGAGGCAAAGTTGTATTGCGTAAGGTTATGGGCGAGATAAACTCAAAGCCCAGTGAGTTGAACGGTCGTATCAATAAGGATACAATTCTACTGAGAGTGGAGTAATATGATCTCTGTAACGAGCAACTATCTACGTCAAAAGGATCTTGCGATGGTTCGCAAGTATTCAAAATTTGTTCTTAGCAAACTTGTGCGTGCAGGAGTGCAACGTAAATCCAGAATCACAATTAAGATTCTCGGTGAGCAAGAAATCAAAGATGCCGCTGATCTTCTCGATTTGAAGAAGTATAAAGCATGGTGTACTTATGATGGCGTTGATGAACAAAATCGTAAAAAGTTCACAGTTGTTCTGGATCAAAAAAATCTAAACAAAAAAGCAAAGAAACCAATCACGCGCCTCAAGAATATTCTTATTGATCTTGGGCATGAACTTACTCATGTGAAACAATATCTGAACAACGAGGTCTTTGATTACAAGGATGGCGGTGTTCGATACAAAGGAATCATCTTTGATGGTTCTTACAATGATGACGAGGAATCTTACTATGAAAGTCCATGGGAAATTGAAGCCTATGGTCGCGAGTGGGGTTTGTATCGTTTGTTTGTGAAAAAACTGAAAGAGGAACGATTAAGTTCATAACATGTCTGCAAAAAAGAAGTATGAGTATCGCGAGAAAAAAAATCATAATCGCGAAAATGGAATTCTAAAGCAACGCCGACTCAAAGATGAATCTCGCTGGAGGTTCAATCGAAATGTTGACCCATTGAGTGATGATATCCTAGAGGAAGAGGACTGGTTCTCAGATCCCAATTTCGACGATCGTCGATAAGCGCACATAAGTTATTGATTCTATTACACTTTTTCCTGTTGTAATTGTTGCTGTTTTCAGCGATAATAATAGTATGGAAAGTGAAAGGAAACTCTAATGTTATTTGAAAATCATGATTTTGATATGGCTCTTCACAAGTATGCTGATCATCTCACAGCAAACTATAATTCCACTGGTTCTAGTGGCGGATATTCTATCAGTTATGTGAAGGGTCGCAAGTTTTTGAAGGTTGTCATGACTAGTTGGAATTCTCCTTCGGTGCATAGTTTTATTTGCGTCAAGGAGCACGATGGCTGGAAGTATGGCGACATTCTCAAGGCTGCTTCCTGGGCACAACCTGCGAAGAATTTTATTCGCGGCAATGTGCTGAATACTGAATCTTACAAAGATCATCGATGGGTTGGATTGTAATATGACTGTTGCCGTTCCCAAAATTGGTTCTCGCGTTCGTGTTACAACAATGTATCCGAACACCTATGCGTATCGTGGCAAAGATGATAACTATGTCACACACACGCGTGAGGGTTTGGTAGTTCAGTCAATCTTTCGTGATCCGTTCATGTTTGCTGTAAAGACTGGTGCACCCGATCATCCAGTTTCAGAGTTCAATGCGAAGTCTCATCACATTGTAAAAATTGAATACATAGTTGGTGATGCTTCACAAGTTGCCACTGACAAGAAAGCATGGAAGGTCAAGAGCGAAGATGGCAAGAGAGTTTATCTTGTTCAGCGCATCGATGGTAAATATACTTGCACTTGTAAGGGTTTTGAGTTTAGGAAAGATTGTAAGCACATAGGTGCTGTGAGTAAAAGATAATGTCATATCAAGAGGCACTAGAGGCTGCTGGTGCGCGAGTAATCGCGTATGAGCATTTTGGCGATTGGCAAGGCTCATGGATAGCCTTGGTAGAATATCAAGGTCAGCGTGGCTGGGTACAAGGCGCATTTGGTTCTTGTGATCATTGCGACGCATTTCAGGCTGAGTTCGATTGGGATTCAGACTTTGCATGCAAAGATGTTCAAGGTCGTCTTGCGCAGTTCGGTCGCGATTACTTGGATGATTTGCAAACGACAAAGCAATTGTTGCGTCAGTATGATGAAGATTCTTCTTGGGATTCTGAGTCCGATGATGCTGCGTTCTGGATTCGCGAAACTGTGCAGACTTATGGGGTAGTGTGATGAACGAACGAATCCGTACACTGGCTGATCAGGCTGGATTGAAATACTATAATTGGATCACAAATGAAAGCAATGTTGTTGATTGCGATTTTAGGTATCCCAGAGCAGAAGATTTACAAAAGTTCGCACAGTTGATTGTGAAGGAATGTGCGGATATCGCTACTATGAACTCGCACCAATGGGAACCGCCTGGTCATTATGTGCGAAAACATTTTGGAGTAGAGTGATGAACAAGAAGATTACAATTGAACTTGATTGGGATACGATTGATGGAATCACAACTTGCGCGATGAAGAGCATTCTTGAGAATCTTGAAGTTGATCTCGAGAATCGCAAGGCTGGAACTGGCATTGCTGTCTTTGACACAAACAAGAAGAAAGACATTGCTGAAATTAAGCGACACATCGATGCATTCAAGACTGTCTTGAAATATTATGGTGAAAATTATGAAAATTGATAAGGGTGCATTGGTAGCAGTTATTGTAATCGTACTACATTCTACAATTCCGTTGATAGTCGCTCATGGATTCTATCATGGTTGGCTATTAGAGATGATTCAATGAGTGATCTTGTTCGCATGACACCAGAGACAATCTGGCACTTCACCTGTGATTCTTGTAAGAATTGGTGGAGCATTAGTTCGATTGGATCTGAGTGGAAACCAAGAAAACTTTTCTGCCCTCATTGCGGACACAAACACACATACGAACATCCATCAGTTGAGTCACAACTAGTTGATTCTGGTGATTATACATGATGAAAGATTTTTTGACACTTCTAATTATTTTAGGGTATGTGGGTACATTAGTAGACACTTACATATGAATATAAATGATAAAATTAAACAGTATCAGAATATACTCAGCACTTTTAATGATAACACTGAACGATATAGATTCTTAATTGATATAGCTCGTAAAGCAAAACCATTTCCAGAGGAATACAGATTAGATACTTTTAAGGTGAGGGGATGTATGAGTCAGGTGTGGCTTGTACCTAAACTTGAAGAAGGTTTGATAAAATATTTTAGTGACAGTGATGCAATGATTGTTAAAGGCACAGTTGCACTGGTAAGTGATATCTATTCAGATAGTACAGCCAAAGAGATAATTGAAAATGATCGTAATCTTATGATTGATCTTGATCTAGGTAATATATTGAGTATGAATAGACGCAGCGGCGCATACAATATGTTACTGATGATAAAAGAACATGCTAAGATGTTTTAGAATGAAACTTTCAAGATAAGAAATAGAAATATTATGGAGAAAATAATGACAACGATTGATGAGCCAATTCGTAAGAAGTTCGATCGATTTGATTTCGAGCAGCAGATTATGGAATGCTGGCGTGTCACAGATGATATTCGAACTGTAAGTGAATATCTACTTGATGCTCCTATCGAGCCTAATCGAGAAGATAAGATTGCAAACATGCTGATGGGAATCGAAGCTCTTTATCAAGCCAAGTTTGACAAACTGTTCAAGCAGTTTGAGAGTCTTGTGCATGAACACAGCGCCACAATTGATCGCAATATTTTTGCGAATAATCCATAACAAGAGATTAGGTATAAATTCTAATGGAAAAGCCAGCATGTTTCAATGACTTTCAATGGAAAGTCTATAAGCAGGAATTACAAACAGTGAAGAACGGAAAGGATCTTGACATCTGTTTTGATTGTACAACAGACTATCAATCGAAGATGCGTAAGCAAGGCAAGTGTGCTTTTCCAATGAAGCGTCTCGATCGGATCTCTGAATATGCGTAATGTAATTTTATCGTTGATACTCGATGCTATATTGTTGATTTATGTTGCATGGATTGGAGTGCACAATCGTGGAACAATCGTAGGTTGGATTGCGACAGGTTTCGTTTTGTTTATGTGTTATGTAAGCATAAAAGCAATTCGAGAGATTTGAGTTTTTATAAATTGTACTATATAATTATTGAGAATTCTTGCGTGATTCGCGACGCCCAAACATTCTTTTGGTAGGATTATGATCCCAAGATGCATATGAATTCCCCCTCCCGCATCGAAAACAGCGATCTTTCTAAGTTTTTGTTTTACAACGATTTTTTTACATTTACTTAATCAATCTTGTATAGTATAATGATTGAATGATGGAGCGTCCACAGCGATTGCTCTTGCTTTTTAAAATTATGTGATTGTTGGGTAAGACCTTAAAGTGCATAGTCTTGCGCGGGAGGTCATCGATATTCTGCGGGGTCAGGGGCAGAGTATCACCATTGCCTCGGTAGCACAACGGTAGTGCAGCGGTTTTGTAAACCGCAGGTTGGGAGTTCGAATCTCTTCTGAGGCACCAATTTATGGACCCATCGTCTAACGGTTAGGACTCAGCCCTTTCACGGCTGCAATAGGGATTCGAATTCCCTTGGGTTCACCATATTTTTGGGACCATAGCTGGAAGGTCTAGCATAGGACTTTTAATCCTTCGACGAGGGTTCGATTCCCTCTGGTCCTACCATTTTATTGGCATGTAGATCAGCGGTAGATCAGCTGACTGTTAATCAGCCTGTCGGTGGTTCGATCCCACCCATGCCAGCCATTTTATGCCCGACCTTTACAATGTTTATAGGGCAAATTAATTAGGCGAGCGTCACTGCTCCGAAAACATTGCGATAGCGAGAGAGTTTGTCTGTATGGGTATCGCTATGACGGTCTATGAGGTCTAACAGTCTGGGTCATGCTGCGTGGGGGTATGACTGAGAATAATCTAGTAGCAAAAAATGTGAACGATAGCCCACGCCTTTTTGGGGGATTGATGTAATGGGAGCCTGGGACCTTTGCAAGGTCTTCGTGAGAGTTCGATTCTCTCATCCTCCACCAAACGCGCCATTGTTAGTGGCTAGTCTGACCCAGACGATAAAGAAATGCTGTGACAAGCATGGGTGGTTTGGCAACACCTTACTGCGGCAACGCAGATGAGTCAATGAAGCCCAGTAGAAATACTGCCGTCTAACCGAACGGTCGTTGGCAATACGAAAATCTCCCTGTGTTGTGAAGTGGATAAAGCGACCACCAGCAGGGAGAAGCATCTGCGCGATTAACTCAGTGGTAGAGTGTCGCCTTTACACGGCGAATGTCGGGAGTTCGACCCTCTCATCGCGCACCAATTTCGCAGGATGTGGCAAGCAGTAATGTATTGCCTCCATCGGACGCCTAGAGTGAGCAAACCCAACTATCTCATCCTGCACTTTTTTTGAGGGATCGTCTAAAGGTAGGACAGCAGGTTTTGATCCTGCTTATCGTGGTTCGAATCCATGTCCCTCAACCAATTAAATGTGGGCAAGCGGTGAAGTTGGAGAGTCACACCAGACTGTAAATCTGGCGCCATCGGCTGAGTAGGTTCGAATCCTTCCTTTCCCACCAAGTTTACGGAGACGTGGCTGAGTGGTCTAAAGCAGCAGGTTGCTAACTTGTCGTCGGGAGTAATCCTGACCGTTGGTTCAAATCCAACCGTCTCCGCCAAATATGGCTCGGTAGAACAGTTGGTTAGTTCACATGCCTGTCACGCATGAGGTCGTGGGTTCAAGTCCCATCCGAGTCGCCATTTAAATTGTTTTCGTTTAATAAATATTAAAACGGAGTACAAGATGCTATCTTTTCTACAATATCTAGATGAATCCACACGCGATGCTCAAGAAGATGAGAGCGAGATTGTACATCATTTGTCACCATTTAAGTTTAAGAAATTTAAACCATTGAGTCATTTTGGGACGAGACAGGCTGCAAGAGAAATTATCAAAACACGTGATGAATATTTTGATGAAGAAGGTGAGCCGTATGATCTCGATCCTTCCAAAATCTATCATTATGCTGCTAAAATTAAACTTGGAAATATTGCCGAAATAGAAGATGATGGTGAAGATCATAATCCACAAACCATCAGTTATGCATTGCACAGAGCAGGTCATATAACTGACTCTCAAAGAAACGAGCATGAAAAACTTGGCGATGAATTAACTAATCAACATGTTGTCAAAGCATTGCGTGAGAATGACATTCAAACTGTATCATACAAGAATGCGAGAGAAGATAAAGGTTCAACAAGTTATATGATTACACATCCAAGTCAAGTGCGTGTTATCAGACAAACTGGAAAATATTCTAAATTAAATTTAGATAAAGAATAGCAGCAACGTAGCATAGTGGCAAATGCACTTCCTTCATACGGAATTTATCGTCAGTTCGAGTCTGACCGTTGCTACCATGTTGCGGTGGCAGAAAAGTTATGCAAGAGTCTGCAAAACTCTTTTATGCTGGTGCGAGTCCAGTCCGCAACTCCATTTCGGGACAATGGCACAGTTGGTTAGCGCACAGTCCTGATAAGACTGAGGTCGATGGTTCGAATCCATCTTGTCCCACCAATCATGGCTCGGTAGAACAGTTGGTTAGTTCACATGCCTGTCACGCATGAGGTCGTGGGTTCAAGTCCCATCCGAGTCGCCATCTAAGAGGTGCTAAATATGTTAATGGATATTCCACAATCCGATATTGTTCATGTTCAGGAGGGCGAACAGCGAAATGAGGGAATGATTTTTCTCAAAGCTGATTGCCCACAAAAACATTCAGGTCAGTTTGTCTATGCAGTTGTTGATGGTATGGTAATTCGCAAGGGTTGCTATCGATTCACGGAGCACAATGGTCAGTCGACTGTAAGTGTTGTATGGCTCGAAGAAAACATACAAAATGAAAAAGCGCCAGAGATTGAACGTGTACCTATACTCCCTGATCCAGTGACCATCTGAGAAGAGCATCATAAATTATTACAAGAGTTTGTAGCAGAACTAATATGAGAGAAATTAAATGTATATTCAAAGTGATGTGATTGATGAGATCAAATTAATCAAACCTGCATTTTTTAAAAATGCATTTGAAAAACTTTTTACATGGCAGGAACTAGAAAATCTTCTCAATCTCAGACCATTTGTAAATGATGATCGTTGTAAAATGATCAATCAAAAGAAATACACGTGGGAACTTCAGAGTTGGTTAACTGATGTAAACACATATCCGCCATCTCTCTTAGATGCAGAGATACGCCAGAATCATTGTTATTTGCAAGATGCGTCACGCGCAAATAAAAAAATAAATGCAGTTTGTGAACAACTAGAGAGTATTTTTCCACGTGGTTCTGCAGATGCACACATATATTTTAACATCAGTGAAAACGATAGTTCTGGATTTGGAATTCACTGGGATGGTTCACATAATTTAATTGTGCAGATGGAAGGTGAAACGCAATTTCAAATATGGGATGACAATATTATTGGTGATCGGATCGTACAGTTTCTAAACGAAGAACCTATTATAGATGTTGTATTGCAATCTGGTGATGCGGTGTTTGTTCCGATGAATACTTATCATCGGGCAACTAGTAAAACAAAAAGATTCAGCATAAGTTTTCCAATTTCAATGAATGATGTCACTGCAAATCAAGATCGACATTGGATCAAGATTACATAATGGGTGTAAATGGGTGTTGAAATAAGTGTATGAAGACAATATTAGTATTTGGATTACCAGGTTCTGGTAAAACCACATTCGCAAAAAAACTCAAAGATCTCTTCGGAGATCGAGCGATTCATTTCAATGGTGATGAGTTTCGCAAAACATATAACGATTGGGACTTTTCAGACGAAGGTCGTCGTCGTCAGGCAGAGCGCATGCGCAATGCCGCATTGAATGCACATCAAGAAGGTAAGTATGCCATTCTTGATTTCGTGTGTCCGAAGCAAGAGTATCGCGATATTATTGATCCTGACTTCTCAGTGTATATGAAGTGCGCCCCAGTTCGTAATTTTGAAGACACAACTGCAATGTTTGAGAAGCCGCAGCATCTTTTAGTTTGGGATGTTGAATCATATGAAGAAGCCGATCAAACTGTAATCGATCTTTACAATATAATTGTGGATTTAGAATTTGATCATACGAAACCAACTGCATTGATGATTGGTCGCTATCAGCCATTTCATGCTGGTCACAAGGCACTATTTGTGAAGGCACTCGAGAAACATGGTCAGGTTTGCATTGCGATTCGTGATATGCCACAGAGTGCGAATAATCCATTTACTACTGGGATGGTGGAGAATAAAATCCACGAAGCACTTCGCGAGTATCGCGGCAAGTATGAGATTGTTCCTCTGCCAAATATTGTTGATGTTGTTTATGGTCGTGACGTTGGTTGGACAGTGAGTAAGATTGATCTGCCGCCAGAAATCGAAGCCATTAGCGCGACCAAGATTCGTCAGGGACTATAGCATAACGGTCAATGCAGCGAACTCATAATTCGTTGATTCTTGGTTCAAATCCAAGTGGTCCCACCATTTTACTTTCGTTCATAGATATAGTAAGATATTAAAATCGGAGTATAGGTCAGCCTGGTAGACCGCTTGCTTTGGGAGCAAGATGTCGGGAGTTCAAATCTCTCTACTCCGACCATTTTGGAGGAAGCATGGAAGTCAGAACTTATAAGTGCATGTGTCGTTATAAAGACGAACCAGGTTCTGGTTTTGGTTGGGTTTATGTTCAAGCGTCTAATCCATTTGAAGCCTATCAATTTTTAAAAGCACAGTATGGAAAACTTTTGATGACTGAATACGCAGTTCCTGCGTGAGGTAAATTATGGCAAATCATGTAAACACTCATGTTCGATTTGAAAAGATTAATGAAGCAGGTCTTGCGAAATTGCAAGAACTGTACTCTCGCATTCGCACTGATAAAAACTATGAATGGTTCAGTGACATGTGGGGTCTTGACAAAGAAGTCACTGACAAGTACGATTGGAACTGCGATAACGTAGGACCAAAGTGGTGTTACTTCGAAGAACGCGATGAAGATTGCTTTCAAACCACATCAGCTTGGTCATATCCGCAAAATGGACTAATCTGGTTAGTTGAACAAATTGCGCAAGTTGATCCTGACGTTCTTGCTTATGTAACTTATGAAGATGAAATGCCCAACTTCTTTGGTTGCTGGTTCATCAACAAAGATGGATTGTACGACGGTTGTGAATGGGATGATGAAGAAATCTCAGAAGCAATGAAAGAAGCCGTTCCTGAACTCAGTGAACTCAATGAAGAAACTGAGAGCGATCAATACTGGGATTTGTGGAATGAAAACATTTGGGAAGTTATTTCAGAGAAACAATACGAAGTTTACCAATCCATCAAAGAGTCGTTAGAGTAAATTTCGCGACTGTGGTGGAATCGGTATACACAACAGACTTAAAATCTGTCGGCGTTAGCCATGTCGGTTCAAGTCCGACCAGTCGCACCAGAATGCGGGATTAGTTTAATGGTAAAACAGCAGATTTCCAATCTTCGGTCGAGAGTTCGATTCTCTCATCCCGCTCCATTTTTGGTGCTTCAAGTGAATTGTGCGGGTGTAGTTCAGAGGATAGAACAACAGCCTTCTAAGCTGTGGGTCGCAGGTTCGAATCCTGCCACTCGCGCCACTAAATATTTTTTTACTTAAATTATGCAACTAGAAAAATGGTTTGCAACTCCAATTTGGTATGACTACACTATTTTTAATTTTGACAGTGTAGCGAAAAGATGCATCAGTATTTCACAAACGCAACCCAGCAGAAAATTAAGTAATGTTGGCGGGTGGCAAAGTGACAATTTTGATATAAACCAATATGTAAATCAATATGATGAATTCAATCCTGTAAGAGATATACTTAGTCAAAAAATTCAAGAATTTTCTAAATTTATTGGTCCAAATTGTAAACTCGATTTAGATAATTGTTGGCTAAACGTTAATTACAGAGGTCATCATAACAACAAACATGTACATCCGCTATCTGTTTTTTCTGGTGTATTGTACATATCTACGAATGATGAGTCTGGTAATATTGTTTTCCACAATGAATCTGCGCAGAATCACTATCCAGATATTTCAAATAATGCTTCAAATTTATTTTTTAGAGAAGTTACTTACAGACCTAAGAATGGTATGATTCTTTTGTTTCCTGCTTGGATTTATCATTCAGTCATGCCTAATATGAGTGATGAGCCTAGAATTTCAATTGCATTCAATATACGACAAACTTAGCGGGATTGATGTAATGGTAGCCTGGAACCTTGCCAAGGTTCACGCGCGAGTTCGATTCTCGCATCCCGCTCCAATTATATGAAAGAAAATAAATTGAGATTTGAAGATTTGCAATCATATGTAGATATGCTCTGTGATGCTTTGGAAAATAAAGGAGCATCATCAAGCGGAATACCACATAATGAAAATGTGTGTGCTTTTGCAGATAAATATCGCAAATTACTCGAGGGTATTCGTAAAAAACAAATTGGGCATTCACTCATGATTGCGCATTTAAACAATTATAGCATTGAGTGTATGATCGAAGCAAAAGACAATCAAAATTTTAGAATCTTTAAAATTTTGCAAGCACTTGACTCATATGTTAAAAAAGAATATAATAGAGTAAATCGGGAAGGGTGGCAGAGTGGTTGATTGCTACAGTCTTGAAAACTGTCGTCTCTTAACGGGGACCGTGAGTTCGAATCTCACCTCTTCCGCCAAATAATGAGCCCAGATGGTGGAATGGTATACACGGTGGTCTTAGAAGCCACTGCCGAAAGGCATGGAGGTTCAAGTCCTCTTCTGGGCACCAAGATGGAGAGTGTTATGAGTTATAATATTGGTATTGTTGGTCGCGGTTTTGTTGGTGGCGCAATGTTTGACAATTTTAAAGATTGCTTCAATGTTTCAACATGGGACATCGATGAAAGTAAACGTGGACATGAATCATTCGAATCATTCGTAAATTGGTCGGAAATTATCTTTGTTTGTGTTCCAACTCCAATGAAAGAGAGTGGTGAGTGTGATACAAGTATCGTTGAGAATGTAATTGATGATATCGCAAAAATCGATCGCCGCAAATATGTCGTAATCAAGTCAACTGTAACTCCAGGAACAACTGAACGCCTCGCGCAATTACATCGAATGGTGATTGGATTCAATCCTGAATTCCTCACTGAAGCAAATGCATACAATGACTTTCGCCATCAACCATTGATTATTTTGGGATCTGACGACACTGGACTCGGAACGATCATGGCACAAATTTACTACGAATTCAATTCGAAGGTCGACTCTCGTTCGCATGTGATTCAACGCACCACTAAAGAAGCAGAAGTGTTTAAATATCTTGCGAATAGTTTTCTTGCAACGAAAGTCATTTTTGCAAATGAATTTAAGAAACTTTGCGATCGCGTCGATGTAGAATATGGTCGCATTGCAGAGGTTGCAGTGTTGGATAAACGACTCGGGCATACACATTGGAGAGTTCCTGGACCAGATGGCCAATATGGATTCGGCGGTTCTTGCTTTCCAAAAGATACTGCAGCATTATTGCACTTTGCGGATGAAAATGAATCCACATTATGGCTCCTCACCGAAGCAACTTATATAAATGATGATCTTCGAGGCGGACACTTATTTGAAAAGATTCAAGTTGTAGAGAATAAATAAATCATTATGAGTTTAGTATTAGTTGTAGATAAAGGCGGCATGCCCAAAGACTGGGTGAACTTTGAACTAGCAACGTGTTATTATGCTAAGGATAAAGTTCTCTGGGAATTGGGAGAAAAAATTAAAACCATGCTCGGTGGACACAATCAGCATGGCGAGCAATCACGCATCGATATCTCCTGCATCATTGGCGTTTCAGGTCCATTGCTTGGTGACAAATTTTACAATCAAACGACAGTATTTGCGGATCGCTCAACGCTGTATGCACGCGATTGGCATATCTGTGCATATTGTGGTGATGAGTTTAGTTCAAGTCAACTTACCATCGACCATGTAATTCCAAAATCGCGTGGCGGCACGAATCAGTGGACCAATTGTGTTACTTCTTGTCGCACTTGCAATCATAAGAAAGGAAATCGAACACCAGAGGAATCAAAGATGCATCTTCTGTATGTTCCATATGCACCGACAGTTCATGAAAGAATCCTTCTAAAAAATCGTCGAGTGCTTGCTGATCAAATGGAATACTTAAAAGCCAGCATCCCGAAACATAGTCGAGTCTGGCGAAAAGCAGCATAGATGATTTAGGTGATAGAGATTAAAGACAAAACAATTGTAATGTGTTTGCCAGGGCGTGAATATTCTGGTAACTTTCTTTGCTCGTTTACTGAATTGATTATGGCATTGCGTGAGATGGGCGCAATCGTTCGAATTAGTCAAAAGTATTCAAGCATGGTGAATGCTGCAAGATGTATGGTTGCTGGCGCAGATTTAATGCGTGGTAAGAATCAAAAACCATTTGGTGGATTAGAATACGATTACATGATGTGGATTGATTCAGATATTCAATTTAAGACGCAAGATTTCTTTGCATTGTATGAAATGAATAAAGATATCGCCTCTGGCTGGTATGCTCAACCTGGAGATTCAAAAGGGAATTTCTTTACTCCAGTGGTTGAGAAAATGAATACTAAATACTTTCTGAGCAACGGATTCTTTCAATTCCTTCGCGTGAAGGACTTTGAAATTAAGAAGAACCCATTCGTTGCTGACTATATTGGATTTGGTTGGGTGTTAATTAAGAATGGTGTTTTTGAGAAACTTCCATATCCTTGGTTCGCCCCCAGAGAAATAAAGATTAACGAAACGATTACAGAGATGTCAAGCGAGGATGTCGGCTTTTGCTTAGATGCTCGAGCGGCTGGTTTTGAACTTTGGGTAAATCCAAATGTTCGTGTTGGACATGAGAAGACATTTACGATTTAATACTGCGGGGTAGTGAAACAGCATCACAGAGGACTCATAATCCTCAATTCCAGGTGCAACTCCTGGCTCCGCTACCAATTTAAGGAGTATGTATGAAACAGTTAGATCTTTTTTATGATAGTGAATTTCCCATTCAACCTGTAGGATTCGGAACCTCACATTCAGAATATGGTGCTGTGCCTCCGAAAATTTATGAAAGCCCAGACGGTGGCAAAACTGTGTATGCTCGCAACTTTGGCGAAACCGAACGCCATCTAATCAAGTCATCAGTCGAACAACAGTGGAAGATTTCGTATCGACTTGATATATGAAAGTCCTTTTTCATTGTGAACAATTAAACTATCGTGGCACTACCAATTCAGTCTACGATTATGCAAGATACAATCAGAGTATTCTTGGCAATCAAAGTGTAATTGTATATAACTCTGCAGTTCCTGTTGTTGGTGTTGACACGGGATCTGTTCTGAATGTAGTTAATAAGTTTAAGAAAGAATTTGAAGTTTTAGAATATACTTCTGAACAACAATTAAATGAGATTGCGTCGAAATATGACGTATGCTACAGTCAACGTGCTGGTCATAAAATAGATCTACAAGGTGTTCGCATTCCAATTGTAAACACAACAAAATTTTGTGTTCACAGCGTCTTTCAATATCACGATCCACATGGTGATGTGTATGCTTATATCTCACAGTGGCTTTCTGAAAACATTGCGAAGAGATACAATGCACCAGTTTATCCCTTTGTGCCATACATTGTAGATTTACCAGATTCGAATATCGATTTGCGTGAGGTCATTGGCATTCCAAAAAACAAATTAGTATTTGGTCGCCATGGTGGATACAATACATTTGACTTACCATTTGTTAAACAAACAATACAAAGAATATTACAAGAACGCGATGATATTGTTTTCTTATTTTTAAACACAGAAAAGTTTATGAATCACTCGAATGTTATTCATATCAATCCCGTGTTTGATCGTAGTATGACTTCAAATTTTATTCATGCATGTGACGCGATGTTACACGCAAGAAATTTAGGCGAGTCGTTTGGATTGTCAATTTGCGAGTTTCTATTTCATAACAAACCAGTGCTGACTTGGGAGGGTGGATTCGATGGCAATCACGTGAATATGCTTTCATCGTTTCAGACGGTTTATAGCGAAAACACTCTCTATGATCTGATCGTTAATTTCCGTGATCAACCCAAGCAAGACTTTCGATCGATCGTACAGCCTTTCTCTCCGACTGAAATAATGCAGAAATTTCAGCAAGTCTTCCTCTAGAGTCGACTCGAGAGATCTCTCTCCCTATCCCTACCCTCGGGAATCCCTAAAACAACCCTCCTCTCCAGCCTCTCTCCTCGGCGAGAGAGAGTGTCGTAAGTTGTTGATTTTATTCGAGTTTTTACTATTGTTCTTGGCATTGTTTTGTAGTATAATGATTGTATAAGGTGAGAAATTAATCTCGCCCAGTGAAGTAGGGTAAAATTGTATGAGTTTAACAATGAAGCAACGTCGTGAAATGATTTCGGTCGAGCGCGACGTAATAAAAGGTTTGCGCGAGGATCTTTTTAAGATTCGCCGCGCAATGAATCAGGCGCGTCTGAATATCAAGATGCATCAGGAAGTCCTCGCCGATGAGCGCAAGTTTGCGCGACTCGTGAAGCAGGATAATCGTGCGTTGCGTGCTCGGAAGCAAGCCGAGAGCATGCATGCTCGAATTGCGAAGATGGAAGCAAAACTCGCTGCTCTCAAAATCAAGGCGGCAGCGTAAGTTGTTGATTGATAAGGGTTTTTTCTCCTTGTCTTTTGTAGTGAAATATAGGATAATAATTGTATGATGAATAGTAATCAAAGCCAAGTCGCGCTGGTCAATGCGCGTCAAGAACTCAAGGACACTCTTGAGCGTGTAAAGGAACTGCGAGTGAAGGTTGCGAATTTTCGCCTTGCTGCGGCTGCTGAAAGAGCGTTGAATCGTTCTGCTCGTGCTGCTGAGCGAGAGAAGCGTAAGGCTGCTCGTATTCAGAAACGTGCGGAGCGTATTGCTGTGCTCGAAACAAAACTTGCGAATATGCGAATGAAGGCTCTGAGCCCAAAGCAGACTCGTAAAAACTATCGAAAGGCGAGCGTTGGAGTCGTGTATACTCCTGAGCAAATTGCTGAACTGAATAAGACTCTTGGTCTGGTGGAGGTCTAATGACTACTGTGAATCTCACGCTGGCAAGTGTCAGCGACATCAAGACTCTGGTTTCAACTGGTGCGGTGAAGCATGATGATGCGATCGTCCGTGTTGATGTGGTGCTGGCTCGCAAGAGTTTGGCTGATGGCAAGAAAGCACGATGGACTCGTCTGCGCGAGTGGCTTGTGAAGGAACAGGCTGAGCACATTCGAATCTCGAATGCCTAATTCTTGGTGGTTTACTTTTGCCATTGTTGGTAGTATAATTGTTATTGTCCGTTGTTAATTGTTAGGAGTAATTTGTTATGGCTAATCCGACTCGTAAGATGATCGAGGTGTATGAGATGCTCAAGGACGGCAAACCGTTCCGATTTGAGACTCTCGTAAAGCGTTTGGGCTGCAAGCCTGTGACCGCGATGGTTTTGATTTGTGCATTGAAGCGTGACTGCAATGCTAATATCGAGACTATTCGTGATGGTCGCAAGGTTGAGTCCTATCAACTTCATAATGCCGCAGCAATTGCGAGCAAGATGATTGGTAAGACTAAGGCAGTGAAGGCACCGAAGGCACCGAAGGTTGCGGTTTTCAAGACCAAAACCACTGTCGGTCGCAAGACTAAGGCTGTCGTTGATGATGTTCCGACTTTAGAGGTTGAGGAGATCGGTGATTCCGATCTTGAGTCTCTGAAGGCTGAACTTGGTCTCTCTGAATCGTATTCAGAGTAAGACACGCTCACGAAAGAGGGACTTCGGTCCCTCTTTTTTTTCACAGGTGAATAATGTCAACGATTAAAACCACAGATGAAGAATTGATGGCAATGGAAATTTCTTTTGCTAGTCTGACAAGTAAGTTCACAGATGAAGGATACAGTCCTTATGCATGTGCTGCGATCATGACCAAACTTGCATTCATGATCTATAAGACAACCCTGGATGCGGAAGAGTATAATTTGATGATCGACTCTATTTCAGATAATCGCAATCACATCAAATCCTTTTCCGAAGTCGCGAAAATTAGTAGATTAAACTAATGCGTCGTGAATGGCGTGACATTGACAAGGGTGTACAATACTATTATCAAGCACACAATGGTTTGATAATCGGTCAGGTGTACAATCTTGCATACACATCTATCTGGGGCGCGAAGATTCCAGTATCAGCAATTGAAGAATTGATTCTTGGGCAATACATCTCTTTAGATTTTGCGAAAGAAGCAATCGTTGAATATTGGGATGGCAAAGATAGAACTATCAACTATCAGACTCAAGGTCTAATCACACATCACGAAGCATAATATGAACATCTTTTATTTGCATTACGACACAAAGATCTGCGCACGAGAGCATTGCGACAAGCATGTCGTAAAGATGATTGTTGAGTATGCGCAATTGCTCTCAACAGCACATCGACTTCTTGACGGCACTCAGTATTTCAACAAGAGTAAGAATGGTCGCAAGATTCATCGATGGAAGTTGGACGATCATCGCGAGGACCAAGTCTATCATGCTGTAAGTTGGAATCATCCTTCAGCAGTTTGGGTTCGCAAAGATCTTTCACACTATCAGTGGCTCTGGAATCTTGCCTCTGAACTTTGTCAGGAGTATCGTCATCGTTACGGTGGCACGACTGACAAACAGCACAAGACCTCTCTTGTAATTCAGAATCTAAGTTTTGCTCCGAATAACATTGTGCGGAATGGTATATTTGCTGAACCACCTCAAGCGATGCCCGAGGATGTAAAGGTTCCTGGAGATAGCATTCAAGCATATCAAAATTATTATCAAGTCTACAAGAAGCGATTCGCAACTTGGAAGAATCGAGAGGTTCCTCCTTGGTATAAATAAGATATGCTAGATTTCATGTCTTTTATACAAGAGCAGCGTAATATTGGTTCGGGTCTCCACGTTTTTGATGTGGATGATACGTTGTTTCGCACAACAGCAAAAGTGCGTGTGATGAAAGACGGGCAAGTAGTCGACACTCTTTCAAATGCTGAATACAATACTCATACCTTGCCTGAAGGTCATGAGTACGATTATTCTGAATTTCGCTCTGCAGAGAAGTTTGATACTGAATCAGAGCCCATCAAACGCATGTTAGAAAAAATGCGAAGGCTGCATGATCGTGCAAAAGAAACTGGTGGGCGAGTAATCATCAATACTGCACGTGCTGATTTCGATGACAAAGATCGTTTCTTAGATGCCTTTCGAAAACAGAACGTCGACATCGATAACATTCATGTGCATCGAGCAGGAAATATAAAAGGCGAAGGTACAGTGGCGCAGAAAAAGACTGATATCATTCGTCAGCAATTAAGTAATGGAAATTTCTCTCATGTAAGTCTTCATGATGATAGTGAAGAGAATCTAAATCATTTTTTGTCTTTACAAGATGAATTCCCAAATATTCGATTTATCGCAAATCAAGTAAAGCCAGATGGGAAATCAAAACGATATACTGGGTGAATTATGCCGACATACGAATTTATCAATAAGAAAACAAAGAAACTCGAAGAGCATGTCATGACGATGTCTGCCTATGATGAGTTCAAAAAGAAAAATCCTCATCTCGAAAGATACATCGGTGATGCGCCTTTGTTTAGTTACACAGGCACAGGAGACTTTGCTGGCAAAAAAACTGACAACACTTGGAAAGAAGTGATGTCGAAGATTGCTGAACAAAATCCTCGAAGTCCACTCGCTGATAAGGTTCTAAAGAAAGACAATAAACGTGTTTCAACTGATAGAGTTCTCAAGAAACATAATGTACTTCAACCAAAATAGGACGACCTTGTGTCTAAAAAAAGAAACGAAAGCACTGATGTTATTTTCTCTGAGCCGATTGAAAAGAAACCACCGCGCATCAAAGCAACAGAGTTAAAGAAGTTCGAGCCACTGACTGCGAATCAGTCAAAGTTCTTTGAAGCGTACAGAGGTGGCGATTACTTCACAATGCTTTGCGGTTCAGCAGGAACTGGAAAGACATTTATTGCACTATACAAAGCAATTGAAGAAGTTCTTGATCGATCGTCATCCTTTCATCGTGTGGTTATTGTTCGCTCCGCTGTTCAATCACGAGATCTTGGATTTACTCCAGGATCCGTAGAGGAAAAGATGAGCCTCTACGAACAGCCGTATATGCAAATTTGTCATACACTCTTCGGTCGCCGCGATGCGTATGATGCATTGAAGGAATGCAATCGAATTGAGTTCATCTCTACAAGTTTCATTCGTGGTATGTCATTCGACGATGCTGTTATTCTTGTAGATGAATGTCAGAACTTGACCTGGGAAGAGTTATCGACTATAATGACTCGAGTGGGCTATCGTTCGAAGATTATCTTTTGTGGAGACTATAAGCAGACAGACTTGTATCGCAATAGCAAAGACAAGTCTGGTATGAAAAAGTTTCATGAGATTGCGAAGATGATGAACGCATTTACAAATATTGAATTTACTACAGAGGATATCGTCCGCTCAAGTTTGGTCAAGGATTTCTTGATCGCTGTTGAGAAATACGAAAAAGAAACCAGTGTTTAATCATATTCATCATGACTTCCCTAAACTTCTAACTGAAGACGTAAATGGGACTCGAATGTATGTTATGCCGAATGGCAAACATTACCCATCTGTCACCACCGTCCTTTCTGATTACGGAAAGGAAGGTATCATGGAATGGCGCAAGCGAGTCGGCGATGTAAAAGCAAATGAGATATCTCGTAAAGCCACCACGCGTGGAACTAGTGTACACAAAGTTATTGAGAAATATCTTTACAATGAGGATATCTCTGGATATGAAATGCTACCAAATGTCAAATCTCTTTTCGTGCGTATGAAAGATGAACTTGATAAGAAGGTAAACAATATTCACTGTCTCGAAACTAAACTGTTCTCTAATGAACTTGAATTGGCTGGCACAGTGGACTGTATTGCTGAGTATAATGGAACATTATCCGTTATTGACTTCAAGACCTCTGTAAAACTTAAAAAGAAAGAAAATATCGGCAACTATTTTATGCAAGGAACAGCCTATGCCAATATGTTTACGGAGATGACTGGACTGCCTGTGCATCAAATTATAATTCTGATTGGTGTTGATACAGCTAACTTTTGTCAAACTCTAATCATAAAAGAGAATGAGATGATTACATGGAAGCAAGAGTTGATTAAATATATAAAGTCGTACCAAGAAAAGTTTGACTTGGTCACTTAGAAACGTTATAATAGAATGTCGAGTATCGAAAGGAGATTCATATATGAAAATTTCTCTTGCCCTTGCCGCCGCTATCGGTATAACTTTAACACCAATCGCAATCGCTCAAAATTCAGAAGAGCAAATTTTAGGTGCGATTGCTGGCTACTATCTCGGAAACAGTATTGGCGACGGAGATGGTCGTAGAGCCGCACGTGTTTTAGGTGCGGTTATTGGCTATCGTTATGGAGAAAACATACTAAGTCGTAGAGATCGTCGAGATTTTTTAAATATGGACGTGTATGACTTTCGCCACTATTGCCGTCGAACAGTTCCTTACAATTACAGTGATCGCCGTAACACTCGGGATGCATGGATTCGTGGATGTGTAAATCGTCTTTCACAACAACAACGTAAACTTGAACGTGAAGCCTATGAGGATGGATATTATGGACCTTCCAATTAATTATTATGAACTCAAAGTAATCATTGAAGAACTTGAACATGCTGGTCGATGGGAACTTCGTGATCGTTTACTGCTCGTTTATGAGTTGATGGCGGAAGGAAAGCCATACAAAAAAATTCTTCGCGAGGAATACAACATAGTCGCATAATTGACTATATACTTTTTTCTTCAAGAGTTACAAATGGACCATTTCATACAATTTTTAAAAGAGTGGGGACTTTTTTTGGCTCCACTTTTTACCATTTTTTTGTTTTGGGGAATCGTCACATTTACCGACATTTTTTTATAAAGGAAAAATTAATTAATGAAAGCAATTATTCTAGCATTTGCGCTCGCTTCAACTCCAGCATATGCGATCGATCGTGTATCACAATATGACTTTGATCGAGATGGGAAGGTATCGTTCGAAGACATTAATCGATTCTGTACAGTTTCAAAATCGTTCTTCGATCGTGCCGATAAAAATGAAGATGGATATTTAACAAACGCCGAAATGTCTGTGGCGCGAGGATATCTTTTTTCACGATGTGATAATGTAAATGTTGATTTAAACGTTATGAAAAGTTCAAATCACAATTACAACTAAATATACTATCTTTGTTACGGTGATAAGATGACAGAGGTAAAAGAAATTAAATGTGGATGTGGTCGTAGCCCAACTGGTGTTTGTGTTGGTCTACATGCAATGACGAATGAACAGTATAAAAAGCATTTAGAACAACAGCAAAAATTATTAAGTGAACAATCTAAACCACAATTTTTAGTTGATTAATGGTTGTAAACTGACGACTAAAAGTGTTCTGGACGTGGGTTCGACTCCCACCTTCTCCACCAATTGACGGGGAAGAAATGGCTTCGACAGGGCAAGTAATAAACCGACGGCAACCAGTGAGGCGACTGACTTAATCAGCGCAAAAACTGTAAATGCAAATGATGCATATTACGATCAGGAACTTCCATTAGCTGCTTAATTGCAGTTGAAGTTTTCCAGAGTTGACTCACTTGGTAACAGAACGAGTCAGGACGGTGGGCGAAAGCCCACCCTTCTTTATATAATGACACACACAACACACATAGGAGATAAGAATATGACACCGTTTGAAATTCGATTAGAATTAGTTAAGTTGGCAAAAGATATGCTTTCAGAAAAATATCATTCTGAAAGAAGCATTCTTGAGCAACAATGGAACAATGAGGTTCAGGCTGCTATAACTGTTAGCAGAGAACCACCGCATGCTCCGACTTTGCCAAAATATTTCTCAGAGAATGAAGTAATTGCAAAGGCTACTAGCCTCAATGACTTTATTTCTGGAAATAAGCAGTTCCTGTAAGACTTAATAGAGTCAGAGAGTGGTGGTGCGAACCACCATTCTCTTCTTTTCACTGCAATAATTATGCTTAAAATTTATCAGTGTTATTTTCAGAAAGATCAAGTGCGGTTTTTGGATCCTGCATTCATACCGTTTGACAATACAGCGAATGAAGATCCAGAGTTTCTGGAGTATGCTCTTCATAAAAAGTTGTATCAGTTTACCACACCTGATGACTACTGGGGAATGGTGAGTTGGCGCTGGAAAGAAAAAACAGGAAATTTATCAGGGTCTGTTTTTAAAGATTGGATTGAATGTCATCCAGGGTATGATGTCTATCACTTCAATCCATATTTGGGAATTGCAGCCACGTTTGATAATTGTTTCACCGAAGGCGAGGCTCAACATCCTGGCATGATGCGATTTATAAATCTGTTTCTAAAAGAAACGGGAATAGATCTAGACATGAGAAATGTGAAGTATCCAATCAATTATTTTTTGTATGCAAACTACTGTATTGGAAATAGAAAGTTTTGGGATGATTGGATGGGATTTTTTGATTCGCTTATTGATGTCAGTAAGCGAAATCAGGAGTTGTGGGATTTCTTGTACAATGAAAAGACATCTCACAGAGGCGGTGAGAGAGTAAATTTTTTATTTGTTTTTGAACGAGTTCTTTCTTTGTTTTTGTTTTTAAATCGAGACAAATACAAAGTGATTAATTATCCTTATGTAAAGGAACTCATGCTCTCTCTCCATAAGGAAGAAGATTACGAAAAATACATTCCAATGATAAATGTAAAATCGTAATCGCTGCAATAATGGAGGCAACAAACATGAATGCAGTAGACACACTTCGTAATGTAGAAAAGTACTTTGATCGCAATCACAATTTCTTTTTGCTGTGGGGTGGTTTATTAGCTGCCATATTTTTCGGAATCTTTGTTCCGTTTGATATGCATGCTCGAACAATGGCGCAACTAGAAAAACAACAAGAAGCCAATACGCTTCTGATTGCTCAAATGAATGACATGACTAATCGTATGGAATTTCTTGAACTATCCTACGAACAAAAACAAAAGGTCATGCGAGACGTTGAATGTCTTGCCAAGAACATTTATTTCGAAGCAGGTTCTGAACCGCGCACTGGCAAAATTGCCGTTGCTGAAGTCACCATGAATCGTGTAAAGAGTCGACAGTTTCCGAGAACTGTATGCGGTGTTGTCTATCAAAAGACAAAAGGCACTTGTCAATTCTCTTGGGTCTGTGAGGATAAGAAAGGTATTCGCAGTCGTGGTATGTGGCGTGAGTCCTTGCAGATTGCCGAAAACATTTTGATTTCTAAGAAAAAATATGGTATAATTGGGAATGCAATGTACTTTCATGCAGACTATGTTCAGCCTGCATGGTCGAGTCAGAAGGTTTTAGTAAAACAGATTGGCAATCATATTTTTTATCTTTGAGGTTATATGAGAATACTTGATGATGTGAAACTTGACTACAAAGATGTACTCATCACACCCAAGCGATCAACTCTTGCTTCTCGAAGCGAAGTGAAACTCGATAGAAAATTTAAATTCAAACATGGCGGTGAGTGGTCTGGCGTTCCAATTATTGCTGCAAACATGGATGGTGTTGGCACTCTCGAGATGGCAGAGGAACTAAACAAGCATAAGTGTTTAGTTGCTGTAACCAAACATTATTCTGAACAAGATCTGTTAAATCATTTTGCATTGAGATTGAACAGTAGTGTTTACTCTTTGGGTATTTCAGACACAGATCTAAAGAAGTTTGAGAATGTTTATCACTCTGATATGTTTCATATACATATGAGAGTTTGTATTGATGTTGCGAATGGCTATACACAAGCGTTTGTAGATTTTGTAAAGAAATTTCGTGACAAATATCCATCAGTAACTCTCATCGCAGGTAATGTTGTCACACCAGAAATGACAGAGGAATTAATTCTATCTGGTGTTGACATTGTGAAAGTTGGTATTGGTCCTGGATCAGTGTGTACAACACGCAAGATGACAGGAATCGGCTATCCGCAGTTGAGTGCGGTTATTGAGTGCGCGGATGCAGCACATGGTCTTCAGGGTCATATCATAGCGGATGGAGGGTGTACCGTTCCTGGAGACGTTGTGAAGGCATTCGCTGCGGGAGCCGATTTTGTGATGCTTGGTGGTATGTTGGCGGGTCACAAAGAGGGTGGCGCATCTGTGTTTGGAACAAATAGATTTTACGGCATGAGTTCAGATACAGCAATGGACTTACACAATGGTGGTGTTGCTAACTATCGAGCCAGCGAAGGCAAGACTGTTGAGATTCCATATCGTGGAGAGGTAAGCAGAACATTACAAGAAATACTTGGTGGTCTGCGTTCGGCATGTACTTATGTGGGAGCAAGTGAATTGAAGCATTTGAGTAAGCGTACAACGTTCGTGCGTGTAACTCAGCAGTTGAACAATTCCTTGAGTGCGTATGAGATCTGAAATGGCAAGTCGAGAAGAAAAAAATAATTTCTCAATGATGATCATGGAGATGGCAATCGAAAAACGAATTGATCACATGGATGCAATCACAACTTACTGTGAACGAAATAATCTTGAAATTGAAGTCGCTGCATCATTAATCAATGACTCATTGAAAAGTATTATACAAGGTGAGGCAATGGAAATGCGATTTCTTCCGAGAGGTGGCAAACTTCCGTTATGAATGGATATGATCTTTACGGATTATATCAAGCCATCAAATTGCATTTCAGTTCAGAACAATATAACTTCTTTCAATATGATGGTAAAACGAGAATATCCGTAGATGCGTTTCAAAAACGTCGTGATAAATTTCTATTCCACCGCCTTGCGCGCAAGTATCGCGACGAGGAAATGGTTCCATTTCTGGTGGCTAATTTTGTTGACCGCGACGATAATTGGACCAAGTCACTCCTTGAAGAGGAGGCTGAGCAAGCATATCGAGATTGGAGACGAAGAACAGATTCGATGAGCAAAGTCTATGTCGAGGACTTGCAAAAAATTGCAACAAAAGAAAGTTTCAATGATTTATTTAAAGTTGATGATGGACAGTTTCCGAAATTACTCATTGCATTTATGCAAAAAGAAATAACAATTGAAACGATGGTAATTTTAAATAACATCTTTGACTTTATAAGAATTTGGGACAAGAAGATCTCTGATGATATCATCTATCCCAAAGTATCAAGAAAGATTCGTAAGTACGGAGCATTCTTGAATGTAAACGTTGACAAGTACAAATCTTTGACAAAGAAAACTTTACTTGGTAACGAAAATACTATATAATGATATGGTAATGAAAAAAGTGGACAAGACGAAATACATTTAATACAACGCAATACGGAGTAATACATATGAGTCTATCAAATCTAAAAAACAAGGGTTCATCTCTTGATAAATTAAAGAAAGCAGTCGAAGCCTCTTCTTCTGGCAACTCAAATAAATCAAATATTGATGATCGTTTCTGGCAACCTGAAGTGGATGCTGCAGGAAATGGTTACGCAGTGATTCGATTTCTTGATACGCCAGCAGTTGATGGTGAAGATGGATTACCATGGGTACAAGTTTGGTCGCATGGATTTCAAGGTCCAGGTGGTTGGTACATTGAGAACTCTCTCACAACTCTTGGAAAGAATGATCCTGTTTCTGAATACAATACAGTTCTCTGGAACTCTGGCATTGAAGCCAATAAAGAAATCGCGCGAAAGCAAAAGCGCAAGCTGACTTACATTAGCAATATTCTTGTCGTTTCTGATCCAAAGCGTCCTCAGAATGAAGGAAAAGTTTTCCTTTACAAATTTGGTAAGAAAATCTTTGATAAGGTCAAAGAGAAACTAGAGCCACAATTTGCTGATGAGACTCCATTAAATCCTTTTGATTTCTGGAAGGGTGCAAACTTCAAGGTCAAGATTCGCAATGTCGAAGGCTATCGCAACTATGATAAGTCGGAGTTTGATTCTCCTGCTGCATTATTTGCTGGTGATGATGCTCAAATTGAGAAGGTCTGGAAGTCCACACATTCACTCAAAGACTTCTTAAAGCCTGATAATTTTAAGTCATATGATGAATTAAAGGCAAAATTAGAGCGTGTGCTTGGTGCTGGTGGATCTGCTGCAGTTGTTGCTAAGAAGATCGATGATGAAGAAGCAGATGCTCCTGTCGTTCGTTCAGCTCCAGCAAAGAAGGTTACTGCTGAAGATGTCACTGTTGAAGACGATGACATGGCATTTTTTGAGAAACTTGCCGCAGAGTAATACAATTCAGAAAACTATAGATGTTTTCGGGCGCACTTCGGTGCGCCTTTTTTTATGGTCCGTAATTTGGATGAAATAAATCAGCAGCGGCATGACGATTGAATGTGCTGTCATCACTAAACACTCTAGAAGTTTTAGAACCATCAGAGGAATTTGGTGCAAGCATTTGTGTGCTGTTATTATTAATCACAGTTGTGCCTCTGCCCATATCACTATTACGTTCATAAAATGGTGTTTCATTAATAAGAGAGTCTTTTTCATTTTTGGCATTAATAATTGCATTAGTGTCACTACGCATTAAATTTTCATCAGAAACTGGACGAAGTCGTTTAGAATTTAATGCGATTTTATCTATTTCGCCACTATCCTCTAAACGATTAAATTCTTTTAATGTTTCTGCGCCTCGCCCACCAGTATAAAAATCAGCGTATAGTGCTTTAAATCTCTCATATGGATTGTCTGGACGATCATAGAGTCTAGATCCTTGTACATCTATTGATTCTATTTGCCCGTCACCACCCACACCACGTCTACCTTTGCCTATTATATCTATTGATTCAATTTCCTCGTCACCACCCGCATTACGCCTACCGATTACATCTATTGATTCAATTTCTTCTTCATCATCCATGGAACTTCTCCGAGAGGCTCTGGTGAATGTTGGCTCAGGTCTAACAGCTGGAGCTGGTGGCACAAATGGAATGAATGGTTGTGGGAGAGCGACAGGTTCGGGTGCAGGAACAGGTTCAGGTAATAATGCAGGTTCGGGTGCAGGAACAGGTTCAGGTAATAATGTAGGCTGAGGTTCTGTTATTATTGATCGTTCACCATCATCGATTCTTTCGATAATTTCTTGTCCCAGAAATGGAGCGATAAGTGATCGATCTAGATTTGGTTGTCGTAATCCTGAAGTAATTCTTGTAAAGCCAGAAGCATTACGAGCTCTGTCTAAAATTGCTTGGATTTGAGCTGGACTAAATGACGGATTTTGTGCTAAGGTTGCTGCTGTATCTTCAGTGCTTCTTAATGTTGCAGCAGCATTTAATAAGCCATCATCACTTTCAGTTCTTTCTATATAACTTTTAGATGCAGTTAAGTTGTCCAAAAAATCTTGTGGAACAGTTGATGTCGTTGGTTCAGATTTTGTTTCTAGTTCAGCAAAACTATTTGATGTGAATGTAGGATTTGTAGTAGGTTCGATAGGCTCATCATCTCTTCTATTTAATTTATTGGCAAATGATCTAAAATCTGGAACTGCTCTCCGTATCGCATCATCTGGCTCACCTCCAAATTGTCGCGCCACATCTAGTGATCCCTGAAAACCACCAAATCGTTGTGAGAATCGAAAGGATGGTTCTGCTCCTCTAGCAGCAAAACTAGAAAAATTACCACGTAGAGTATCGATACTTGGAGTATATGCCATTTATTTTTTTCTCTTTAATTGTCGTTCTCGTATTCTGTCGTTTTCTTCTTTCACTTGATTTGCAATCAAAGAAACATACATTGCTCTTTCCCACGGAAGCATTTGCTCAAGTTCCGTAAGAGAATAATTATGAAACTGCATCAACGCAAAATTAGTCATATAATAAGATTTCAATTTTTCATTACGAAGGCTTATACGAAAAAATCGAGGAGACCCTCCAGTTTGATAAAGTGTTCTTTACCACACTTTTTACAAACTAATGTTGATTCGTGACGAAGCATGGGCATTTCTGTAAAGAAATTTTTAATTTTTTTATACTGATCAGTGGTCAAATTATTAATAAAATTTTCAAATTCATTCTCTAACATTTCATTCAATTTATAAACTTGTTCTTCATCATAGAGATATTCAGTGCACTCCTTAAGAATTTCGATCGGCATATCTTTTGTGTCAGATTTTTCAATCAAAATTTTTGAAATATTAAATGTCGGATAACGCAATTTTATGCCAACACTATCAGTTAATTTTATATTATTACTGAATGGTTTATGTTCCATTGCAACTTTTAATAAATCAACATCTAGTTCCATTTTCCCTTTACACGTTTTATTATTTTCATTAACATGCTCACAAATAAATTGAAGTGAAACCACTTCACCAATAGATCTTGCTCTTAAATTTAAGAACAAGTATTCAATCTCATATAATGGTAATAAATCGACATTCAATTCATCTAAAACACAATTGTGAATGATTTGTTTGATCGCATCCAAACTGTTTTCATAATCATTAGACTCCAATGCCATTAAAAGAATTTTTTCTTCTTTCACGACAAAGGGTCTAAATGTTATCTCTTTTTCTAATGAATTTAGTCTTAATTTATAAGTTGGCAATTCAATTTTTGGTAATGGCATAATTTACTCCATATTATGAATATAATCTATTATGTACGTTTTTTTCTTCTTCCAATCACATTGATACCTTCAAGTATCTCAGATTGATTTCTTCTTCCGATCACATCGATACTTTCAAGTATCTCAGATTCATTTCTTCTTCCGATCACATCGATACCTTCAAGAACCTCTACAGGTTTTCTTTCTCCAATTACATCGATTCTTTCTAATATCTCATCAGCATCTGCATCATCTCTCTCGAATTTATCTGATCTTAAATTTTTCCAATATCGATAGGAAAAATTCACTTCAAGTCTAGATGCATCACCAGCATTAATCCAGTCTGAACGAATCTCATTCATAGCAACTGGAAAAACTTCAAAAAGTTTTACAGCATATGAATAATATTTTCCAGTTTCGGATACTTGAGAAATTAACATTTCACCTATATATTCATCTCTATAACGAAAATCAAATTTATTTTCTTTTGGGTTTACTAAATTCATCCATGCATCAAAAAACGTTTTTTGTCTCATTTCGTCGTCAAGCATAAACATAATTTGTGTATTGTCATAATCTGTGCTTCTCGCATATTCAATAAGTGGTCCACCATAATTTGTTGCAAGAGTGCCTAACTTGACTCCAGGAAAAGCCGCAGACTGTGCATAAAAGGTGAGAAAATCGTTACGAAATAATGATGGGAGTTTGAACTTAAATATGTCTCGTAACTCTGCAGGTGGGAGAATGGCAACTACAGTTCTATTATCTCGAGTGAATCCATTTTTTCGCACCTCGGATAAAAAATTATTAATGTTTAATAGTTTTTTCGGGTTTAGAGACATCAACCATAGCTCCTCATATTTGCTACAGGTAAAAATATTGCTGTTTGCCAATTATTAGGTTCGACATAAAGCAACGGAGAGACCATTTGATCGTATAGATACCTTCTAATGCAATCGCGTATTGAAGAAAATCGACTCATAGTTTTAAGTAAATCATATGAAAGTAAAAATCTCGTAGAATTATCATATTTATCATTATTTAAAAAGATTGATAGCCCATCTAAGATAGATATACGATTATCAACATCTAAAAAGTGTAGATTTATACCTGTAAATCCATCGCCCGTTACTGTTGTAGGAATCACCAAAGGAAACTCATCCCATTGTGGAAGTTTTTCTTTAGTGAGTGGATCGTATCTAAACATAAACATACGACCAACTGCTGCGAATGCCGTAATACGTTTTGCATCGTTTAGCACATTTGATCGATTCATTGGAATCGAAGCCTTCGAAATCATTTGTTGAGCAAATAATTTTGCTTCTTCAGTTCGAGGTTTGATGCCTTTTTTAGACATCTCACGTGTGATTTTTTCTAAAAGCGCTGCCATTATATCCTTAATTGATCTTCAGTAATTAGATCGAATCTCCAGTTTCTATCCTTACAATACTCTTGTGCAGCCTTCCACTTTGCTTCGTTAACACCCCACGTGGCGACCTCTTTAATATACTGTGTTGTAACTTTGTTTTTAATCTTTGGCGGAATTGCTTGACTTTTTGGTTTAACCTCTAATATTAAGTTTTCTATCATCCCTTGTTTGTTCTGAACTTTGACATAAAAGTCAGGAAAATAACGATGCCAACGATTGTCGACTGGCGATAAATAAGGAATAACGATCTCTTCATTAGACCAACCAATTACACTAGTGTTTTCATCTAAATGCACCATTACTCGGCGTTCCCATAACGACCTATACCAGATATTCGTGGGATCACCTAAATATTTCTTAGTGTTTTTTGGACTAAATTTACCACTGTAAGCCATCATTTATTTATAGGAATATTCAATGTCAACAGATGCTCAAAGATTAGAAAGAGACTATGGTGAAATTAACAATAGAAAACATCTATATTTCCCTCAAGAGTTAGGCGACCAATCAGGGATGTATAAAAATGCGGTGCGATTTAAAGTATATGCGCAGAATAAAGCAAAATTAAATGTCGTAAGTGAAACACCAATAGTAAAACAACCACCATCGCAATATCTGAATTCGAATGGAAGAAATTTTCCTGTGAATGCAGCTGCTTTTGCAACCTTCGGTGCATCTCGTAGCATCGCTGCATCTCCCCCTGCGCTCGCTTTTCTTAGACTTCCTCCAGGAACCAGTGCAGAGACAATCGAAAATTTAGCTGTTTTAGGTAGATTTGGTTTATCTTTTATAGGTGGAGGAACACCTGGTGCATCTCTTGAAGATGCTAGTTACGGAAAAAGAACAAAAGACTTAAAAAACACAATATTGCTATACATGCCTGAACTCGTTACTAATATAGATAGACATGATTATCAACCAATTTCAATAAATCAAGCAGCAGGACGAGCGGGTTTATTCACAGCTGCGAATCCTTTAGCACCTTCACTTAACGTTCCAAACTTAGCCGAGGCGGAAATAGTTGCAGAGCTCGCTGGTAGAGCTGGTATATTTGGAACACGACCTACTGAAGCATTTTTAGCTGGTCTTGGGTATGCATTAAATCCAATGCTCGAGCAGATTTATGGAGGAAGTCAGAATAGAAGATTTCAGTTTGTATTCACATTTGTCCCAAGAAATCAAAAAGAATCTGACGAACTTTTAAATATCATTAAAACCTTTCGATTTCATTCGCATTCTGAGAGTGCTGATAGAGGTCAATCTGTTGATTCCGACCCAGTGGCAGGTGGAACTGGAACAAGATATCTTGTTCCACCAAATCTTTTTGAAATAGAATTTTTAAGAAGAAAGGTAACTGGAAAGTTTCAAGAAAATTCAGCCTTACCTAGAATTGCACCATGCATGTTAACATCGGTACAAGTTGAATATTCCGCTGATACTCCAACTTTCGCTACATTTAGAGATGGTCAACCTGTTTCGATTAGATTATCAATGGAGTTTATGGAATCAATAATTCTTTCTAAATTGGATATTCAAAATGGATACTAATGTCATATTTTGCTAAATTTCCGCGAGTATTTTACTCGATTAATAAAGAAGGTAACGATGCAAAAATCGTGCCTGATATTACTACAAGTATAAAATTTTTAGAATCTGTAATTACACAGTCTAGTTTATACTTTAAGTATGAGATAAAAGGCGGCGAAACTCCAGAACAAATAGCGCATCGAGTGTATGGTGATCCAGAAAAACAATGGATTATTTTACTGGCCAATAAACTTATTGATCCGCAATTTGATTGGGCAATGGGTCCCTTTGATTTTGAAAAATACATTAAACAAAAATATGCATCTTTAACTGTTAGTCTGAACACAACTGAGTCATATCCCTCAAATTATACTGTTGATGAAGTCGTATTTCAAGGATCTACATATGTCGAATCGACAATGGAGGCAAAAGTTGTTGCATATAATTCTGGTACTAAAGTTTTGCAAATTAAATTCCCTACACAAGTGCTAGCAAACAGTAGAAATATTTCAGGAGTTTCCTCGGCGCAAACGCATTCAATTATTGGTATTACAAATAATTTAGATGGATATCAATGGGCTTCAAATACAACCAGTCATTTCCAAGCAACAGAGGTGCGTCGAACAGCTGATAATCCAAGTTTTAGTGAGACAAGAAAATTTAGAGTGACTGCAAACTCATATAATTATGCAACAAAAAATGTTGTTGCAATTAATACAAATACATCATACTCTAATACCTTTAATGTGATAAGTTCAATAGATGGAAGTAATACAACTCTAACTGTGTCCACAACAATCGCTCCAGTGTCAATTTATGATTATGAGTTAGAATTAAATGAAAATAGACGTAAAATTATTATTCCAAATTCTTCCATTATAAACACCATAGAGAATCAATTTTCATCATTAATGACGGCAATATAAAATGGTAATAAATGGAAGTGGAGAATCCTCTGTAGATGGTGCGCTTTCACCATACGATTTTATACTCGATGAGTTAAAAATTATTAACTCTGCAGGAATCACTATTGGTATTGATTATATTTTTACTGAACTTAATATATATGAAGACCTTTTTAATAATGTTATGAATGGTGATATATATATAACTGATTCGAGTGAAATTATTACTCGATTAAATATGTATGGTAATGAGTTTATTTCAATTGTATTCAAAACTCCAGGTAACATAAAATTTCAAAAAGTTTTTCGAATATATAAAATAAGTGAGTATGGTTTACGTGGTACTTCAAGCGCCACATATAAAATTCATTTTTGCTCAGAAGAATTTTTGTTAAGCCAGCAAGTTTTTGTATCAAGGTCTTACAAAGAAGCAAGATTATCTGATATTGTAATTAATATCGCAAATGATTACTTAAAAATTCCAAATAAAAAATTTCAAGCAAAAAATATAGAAGCATCGACATTATTGCTTGCTCCTGAAAAAAATCCACTTATAGTTCCAAATTTAAGACCGTTGGAAGCAATAAATTGGATATCATCTTTTGCATTAGATACCTCTGGCTTATCACCAGGATTTTTCTTTTATGAGAGTGTTAATGGATATAATTTTATATCATTAAGCACAATATACTCACAACAACCTAAAACAAAATTATATTATTCTGCGAAAAATATGCAATCTTTTGAGAATATTCAATCACAACAAAATAAATTAGATGAAATGGAATTTAGGCAAGTGTTTGACGCTTTAGATAGCATTAGTAACGGTGCATTTTTTTCCCAATTAATAAAACTTGATTTATTGAATAGAAATGTTGAGGGTGAAGCAATGTCGATATCTCAGAGTCGATATAAAACCTTAAACAATTTTTTGCCGTATAATTTGGCTAAAAATCGAATGGGAACATCTATTGACCAAGCATCTGGATACATTCGAATGTTTCCAGCTTTTCAAGAGGATCTTATGAATAGATGGCTGCTAATGAGAGCTTCTAGGCTCGCATTATTAAACAATACACGATTGCACATCGATATTCCTGGTAATAGTGCATTGTCTGTCGGAGACATTGTCTATATTAGTATCCCAACAAATGATGCCAGTACAGAGGTTAAAAATTTAAATGAAGACAAATATTTGTCTGGTAAATATCTAATAACAGGATTAAGGCATCAATTATTAAATACAAAATATTGTTGTTATGCGCAGTTGTGTAAAGATTCATCTAGTATAGATTTCAGTATAAATCCAATTACTAATACAAATTGGAGCACAGCGATTAACTCATGAAAATTCGTAAAAATTTTATTGGTCAAGATGGATTCCAATGGTGGATTGGAGTTGTTGAAGACAGAAATGACCCTGAGAAACTCGGGAGATGTCGTGTTCGCATATTTGGAATACACACTTCAGATTTAAATCTCATTCCATCAGAGGATTTACCTTGGGCTATTCCTGTGTATTCGATTAATAATAGTGGAACGTTCTCAACTCCCAAAGAAGGTGAATATGTAATTGGATTTTACCTTGATGGTTCATATAGTCAATCTCCAGCAATATTAGGTGTTTTACCTGGAATTAATCAGTTTCCTAAAATAGAAGATATTGGGTTTAATGATTTAAGAAACGCTGAACAAATTCGTAACTCACCACAAAAACCATCTTCAATCGATTATCCTGAGTCCAAAACTGGATATTATACAAATGTAAGTGGAAATATTGTTAATGATGGCGTTGGCATTATAGAATTAGTAATCAATAATATTATCATACATCTTCCACTTTCTCTTAGTGCAAAACCATCACTTACTGATGATCAGCAAAACATTGTTGGTTATAGTCATAAATTTACTCAGAGCGAGATTAATACAGGATTTATCGATATTCCTAATAATGATACGATTATTATTCGTGGTTTAAATGGCGCAAATACAACTATTACTGAAGTTCAGGCTCGAGCACTATTAAATTTAGATGTGATTTCATCATTACAACGCGCTGAGTTTTCTATTGAGAGCAATGTTTGGAATACACTTAATGCCACACAAAAAGCTGGTCTGACTCTTAATGCATATCATATGGGCACCAAAACAGACTTCAGAAAGTCGGGTGTTCAATCAGCTATTATTTCAAACAATATTGTTGGTGCATCTCAACTCCTAAGTGCTGACATGCTTAGATCATCAACAGGAAAATATATCAGAAGTGAAGATGGTTTAGCGCATGCTGCCGCAAATTTATTCAAATCGATCCCCAGAAGCGAAGTAATCGCGGCTCGAGCAAACACTCTAACAAATATAACACCAATGACTGTCGCAGGCTCTGGTGTTGGGGTACAGGTTTTTGAATCAAATTTATCAGAGGATAGTGACGCTAAGTCATTAAATTATCCAAATGTTGATGATCTAGGGAAATCAACTTTAAGTGATTTGATAACAAATACCGATAAAACAATTATTCAAAAATTTAGAGAACGTTCTTTGATAAATGCATTAGGCGCCAATGATGAATCTTGGGCTGAACCCAATCCAATTAATTCTACAGAATATCCATTTAATAAGGTAACAGAAACTGAATCAGGGCATGTTATTGAAATGGATGATACACCTCTTATGGAGCGTGTACACATTGCACATAGAGCAGGAAGTTTTGTTGAATGGTATCCGAGCGGAACAAAGGTTGAGAAGATTGTTAAAAATAATTATAAACTTATTATGAGTGATGATCATTTATATGTCGCAGGTATGGTCAATATCGTATTAGAATCAAACACTAACGTTAGAATTGTTGGTAACTGTAATCTACAAATAGAAAACGATTTAAATGCAAAAATTAGCGGAAATGTTAATTTTTCTGTTGCTGATTCGTTTAATATAAAGGCTAACACTCTTAAATTTGATATAGCACAGACCTCTACAATTATGGCTGCAACACATAGCAACACAGGAACATCAATAGCACAAACATCAATTGTAAAACGTGGTTCACCTACTTTATCTCAGAAGTTTTTAGAGGCAGATCGAGTTGTAAGATTTTCAGCTGAAATTAATAAAGAAAATACTAATATTTTGAAAAAGTATCAAGCTGACCCATATAAATTTCCAGCAGCCTTTAAAAATGTTAAGCAATTCATTGCTCCAGCCCCGAAATCAGGTTCCGATCGTATACTTAAAAATATTGTTGGAAAGAGCATAATTGTATTAAACGAAACAGCAGATATAAAAAAATGGCTGGACAAGCAGCTTGATTTAGCATCAAAGGGTTATTGGAGAGAAACTGGAGTTGAAACATCAAAGGTGATACAACCATCAAATCATAATATAATCGATTTATGGAGAAATTTAGGGTTCACACGAGAATATTGGACTTTAAGCGATCAAACTAACTGGGCGATGGCATTCGTTAATTTTGGATTAAAACAAAATGGATATCGATATGTTCAAACTCCATATTCGAGAGATGTTGAACTTCGTATTGACGACTATCGGTTTGTTCGTGTGAACCCACAAGATGCAAGAGCTGGAGATGTTGTTTTATGGGCTAATGATCATGTAAATTTTGTGTATGATAATATAGCCTCTGCATTAAGATTTGTGGGAGCAGTGCAACCACCTGATCCACAATTAAATCTGGGTGATGGTCGTATTGGAGACGTATCGATAGTGACTGCAGCAGGTTGTCCAATCGTTACAATTGTTCGTCCATCTAAGACCTAAATAACGGATAGAGGAATAAAAATGCAGCGAGAGACTCGAATTTTTTCGGATTTAGATCTAAATTTTAGTAAACATCCAGTAAAAAAAGATGTTACGCTAAAATTAAACGAGCATGCGATTAGTAGTTCAGTTAGAAATATAATTTTAACTAATTTTGGAGAACGCCGCTTTATCCCTAAATTTGGTAGCGGAGTATATTCGTTATTATTCGAACCATTAGATGATATGACAGCTTCTAACATTAAAGATGAGATACTTAATGCTCTTCAAAATTTTGAACGTAGAATACAAATCGATTTAATCAATGTCGAACCAAATTTTCAAAATAATGGATTCGATGTTACTATTCGATTTTTTTTACTAAACATAGCAACTCCGTTCAGTATAGGCTTATTCTTGCAAAGGTTAAGATAAAATGGCAAATGTTGAAAGCAAACTTATAATTTCTGATCCAGATTTCTTTACAATTAAAGAAAGTTTGAAGAATTTTTTACGATCCCAAAATACATTCTCAGATTACGACTTTGAGGGATCTGCATTATCTCAATTAATTGATCTATTGTCATATAATACACATTACCTGTCATTTTATATGAATATGGTTTCTAATGAATCATTTTTAGATACGGCATCACTTCGCGACTCTGTTATCTCTCATGCAAAAATGCTTGGTTATACGCCATCTTCAACTCGTAGTTCTAGAGCAAGAATAGATTTAAGTTTTACATTAGCAAATAATCCAAGTATTGGAAGCATCACATCATTGACATTGCCTAAATTTACGCAATTTGTTTCATCTGCTCTTGATGGTGTAAACTATACATTTACAAATCTAGATGAAATTACAGTTTCGAAAGCGAATAATCAATTTTTATTCTCAGACCTGAATATTTTTGAGGGAACTCCATCTACACAAGTTTTTGTATACAGCCAACTAATTAATCCGCTACAAGAATTTACATTGAATGATTCAAAGATTGATACCTCTACACTCGAGGTTATTGTGCAAACATCTGCAGGCGACCTTTCTCAGCGAACATTTACATTCGCTTCCAACACCTCCTCTCTTACTGCAAATAGCAAAGTATTTTTTCTAAACGAAATATCTAATGGTAATTATAAAATTTATTTCGGAGACGATATAATTGGTAAAAAACTTGATGATGGTAATTTAGTTATTGTAACATATTTAATTAGCAATGGAATAAAGGCAAACAAAGCATCATCATTTAAATTATTAAGTCCTGTTGGTGGTTTAACTAATGCAACAATTGTTGTAGATCAAGTTGCTGTTGGTGGTGCTGAAATCGAAACAATAGAGAGTATTAAAAATTTAGCACCAAAAACATTTGCATCAAACGGTCGCGCTGTTACAAAAAATGATTATATTGCTCTAATTCAACAAAGATATCCATCATTTGAAGCTGTAAATGTATGGGGCGGTGAAGAAAATTTACCACCAGTATATGGAAAAGTTTTCATTTCTGCAAAACCTGCAGCAGGGTATGAAATCTCTAGATCTGAAAAAGATTTTATTTTAAATGAAATAATTAATCCAATTAGCATTCTCACAGTTACACCAGAATTTATTGATCCAGATTTTAATTTTTTAAATTTAGATGTACGAGCAACATATGATCCAACAGCAACAACATTAACACCTGGAGAACTCTCAACTCTTATTCGAACTCGCATTAATAATTATGCAAATACTAATCTTGATCAATTTAATTCATATTTCAAAGTTTCTAGATTAATGCATGAGGTTGATATGGCTCATCCATCTATCATGAGTAATGACATTGAAGTAAAAATTGAAAAACGTTTAACCCCTGTTTTAGATGTTTCTAGAAATTATACTATCAAATTTTATACAGAGCTGAAACGCTCAACAGGTGCAGATAGAATAAGCTCGAGTCCTGCATATACAGCTTATGACAATGACGGAATACTTCGCGAGTTTTATTTTGAAGAAGTTCCACTATCATCAACAGGTATTTCTACTGTACAGGTAGTTCTCGGTGGCTCTGGATTGATTCAAACTCCAAGATTAGATGTAATCGGAGATGGCGTTGGTGCATCTATAACTGCTACTATCACCAACCAGAAAATTACAGCTGTGAACATTTTAAAGCCAGGTTCTGACTATACAACTGCTGTAATTAAAGCATATGACCAAGACAATAATCTTTTACCAAATATAATATTAAAACCATTAATTCAAAATACGACAGGAACTTTACGATCATTTTATTTTGACAATAATAATATAAAAATTGTTTATTCAAATAATGCAGGAACAATAGATTATATAAATGGTGTAATAACTTTATCGCAATTTAAACCGATTGATATCAAAGACACATTCAAAACTTTAAAGTTTTTTGCAAAACCAAAAAATACATTGTTTAGTTCAGAACGTAACACAATCATTACACTTGATATAGAAAATCAATCACAAGTTTCAATTGAAGTTATAAAAGCGACATAACATGTCAAGTTTAGACAGAGTTTCAACACTAATCAATTCACAACTTCCTGAGTTTATTCGCTCAGATTATCCTGTATTCGCTGAATTTATAGAAAAATATTATGAGTTTTTAGAGCAGCCAGGAAAGCCAATCTATGAACTTAAAACGTTTGAAGATAACTACAATGTGGATTTTACCCGTAGTGATCTTTTAAAGTATTTTCGTACCAAAATACTACCATCTTTCCCTGAAGAATCTGAACTGTCAACAGAAAGAATTATAAAAGCTGCAAGAGATTTTTATACAAAGAAGGGAACACCTGATTCGTTCAAATTCCTTTTTCGTGTTTTATACAATAAAGATTTAGATATTTTTTTCCCAAAATTACAAATCCTACGTGCTTCAGACGGAAAATGGATTCTCCCACAAGCATTTCGTTTAACATCATCGCCTGAAAACTCTAGTGTAATTCTGACACAATTAAAAAACCAACGCGCAACAGGTTTGGTATCGCGCGCATCATGTATTGTAGAACGAGCCTATAAGACAATAGATGTCTCTTCAAGTAAAGAAATATATGAGATTTATGTGTCAAGTGTTACAAGAGCATTTTTTAATAATGAGGTTCTTGAAATTCCATATATCGATCAAAATGGAGACGCACAATTTTTTAGAGAAAAAATTATTGGAAGCCTTTCTAACCTTAAAATTAATCCTCGTCGAAGAGGTAAACGATATCAAACTGGTGACCCAGTAGTTATAAATGGTGGTCAAAATTTAAATTCTTTGACAAAAAGAAAAGCAGTTGCACTTGTCGGTAATGTGACAACAGCCTCATTAGATTCTACAACAATAATTAGAAAAGGCTATGGATTTAGTACATACCCGAATACATATGTTGATATTATAACACCAAATCCAGTAACTGGAACATTTGATGGTTTGGGCAATGGCTCTGGTGGAAATATAATTGTAACTGCCATTGATACAACTGCAGCTGCTGGAAACATTATATCTATTCCCTTTAATACAGACGCGATAACATTTAAATCAAATAATTATCTATACGAAAATCATTTTGATTTTGACAATACATCACCAACCACACTATTTACTGCTACTTCTGCAGGGTCAACACAAACAACGATTAATATTGCTGCAAATCCTACAATTAGTTCCTCTAATGATTTTTATAATAATTATGTGATACGAATCGTAAGTGGCACTGGAGCAGATGGTACTGGAGCAAAAATTAATGCGGTCGTTATAGCTGATTATATTGGTGCGAATAACATGGCAATATGTAATTCAAACACCTCATTGATTGGAACTGTTAATATTTCTGGTATAAATGTTGAAGCAAACACTTCGTATCAAAATTTTGCTGATTTTACGGCTGGCGTTCCTGGATTCTACACATATTTGACAGCTGGCAAAGATATTGAGATTAATGGCGAATTAAGAACTATTGCCTCTGTAACGAATTCTAAACATTTAACTGTTACCGTTGCCTTCAGCGCTGCAGCGACAGATAAAAAATTAAACGCAAATTCTACTCTTACCACAGCACCAGATGCAACAAGCAGCTTAATGCTAACTACATCGATTGACTCTAGAGTTGGTGGTGCATTTTATTATGAAACATTGACTTTATATCCAATTCAAACTACAACAATTATTTCGGGAGGAGCAGATTTCGATAGCGATCCCCCTGCATTATTAAACGTTGCATCGTTATATGAAAGTGATTTATCTATTTCTGGGTTTGTGTCACTCACTCCTGGTAAATTTTTCAGTTATAACAAATCTAATGCATCATTCAGACTTTCATCAGAATTTTCTTCAATTAATGATTTTTATTCTAGAAGAAGAATAAAACTAGAGCATCAATTTAGAACAATTATAGATTATGACGGCGCAACACGCACTGTATTTTTAGACAGACCATTTGAAACTAATATTAATGAATTAAACATTTTAAATAAGACATTGAGAATAGACAATCGACCTGTTATTTCAAGTATGGGAGTTATTGCACAAATTGAGATTGAGAACGGTGGATCTGGATACACTGTCAGCACTCCATTAATATTCGGCGGTACAGGATTTGGTGCTGCTGCAACTGTTTCCTCTGTTGGGGCTGGTGGCGCAATCACTGCAATCGCGATATCGAATAGAGGTGAAGGGTATCCAGTTGCTCCAACAGTTACAGTAGGTGGAGCTGGAAGTGGTGCTGTTTTACGAGCATATTTACTTGGTGATGGAGAGCAGATAAATGCTACTGCGGGTCTTTTAGGCGAAATCATTGATTTTACTCTTATAGATCGTGGTTCAGATTACATCTTGAGACCAAATGTTTCATTAAAGATTTTTGATTTATTCATCTCTGGTAACACAACAAATATCTCTAGTATAAAAGAAAATGATGTAATTTTTCAAGGACCAAACAATGCTAGAACGTTTACTGGTATTGTTGATGGATTATATGAATCAAATACAGTTCTTCGTGTATTCAATTATTCAGGAACGCCAACAGCAGGTGATATTGTGGTAACACGTGCCAATCAAATTGGTATATTCTCTAACATCCATAATACTGGAATCGCGACTGCTAATGCCAATGCATATGGAAAAACTTATCCAGTATCTTACGGAAATGCTAAAGCAAAGGCTAATGCTGAATTTTTGAATGGTTTGATTCGTTTTAATGGGTTTTATTTAAATACAGATGGACATGTAAGTTCAGAAAAACGATTGCAAGACAGCGATCGATACCATAATTTCTCGTATTCGTTAGTTTCTGAAGAGAGCTTTGATACATACAAGAAAACGATTTTCGATGTTTCGCACCCGACAGGCACAAAATTACTTCCAATACATGTTGTACCAGTTATTCACACTGCTGGTCCAATCGTAAATACAAATAGCCATGCGATTGTAGTACCTTCTAACACATTTATAGGTAATTGTTCAATTACATACGAGGCAAATAATGTAATAGGTGGTGCAGAGAGCTTTGATGTAATCGCAAATGTAAACGACATAATTATAGTAAACTCTTCAAATGCAACAAGATCATTTGCTAAAACAATTACTGTAATTGCTAATAATAACTCACTAAATATTGAAAGTCCTTGTATTTTGATAGGAGAGGGTCGTGCGCATATTCAAAGCGGTAATGCAATAATAAAAGTCGTCGGTAATACAAATGTTGTTGCAAAATTTATCACAACCAACGATAAAATTAGATTAAAGGTTGATGGAACGACGCTTCTTAAAACAATCAATGATATAACTGGAAATTTGATTACTGTAAACTCGAGCACTGGGATAACGAACACAACTAATTTAACGATTGATACTACAAATGCTCAAAATTTTGGAAAACCAACTGTACCTTCTCTTGTATACGAGGTTATTCCGCAATTTAATAACGTTGAATATAAGATTATAAGAACTTGAGGATAATAAATGTCATCATTATTTACTAGAAATTTTGGAACCTTCAATGCTCGAGCGTTCGAGTATTATGTCTCTGCCAGTTTGGCGAGTTTATATGTAACGATTGGTCGTCAATACTCTTGGCCAAATAGTGATGCAGTTCCAGCTGCAACTGAATCCTCGAATGCATTTTATGCAGTTTGGAATGATATGTTGGCTATGAAACGTGTCACTGCAGCAGATATGAATCTCGTTATTCCAAGAGTCGATTGGTCAAATGGAACAATCTACGCTGAGTATACTCAAGATTTAGATTTATTTGCTAAAGCAAACACAGCGAATATTACTTATGACAATAAATTTTATGCACGCAATACAAAAGACCAAGTCTTTAAATGCTTATTCAATAATGCTAACGCGAACTCAACAATTATGCCAGAGATAGATATTGGTGGCCAGCTCCCAGAGAGTCCGTTTATTGAGACTGGTGATGGATATCGATGGAAGTATATGTATAATATTCCTACTGGGCTGAAAGAAAAGTTCTTCACGAATCAATATATGCCAGTCGTGGTTGAGGATAATGTTACCGCTGCAGCTAGAAACGGTCGTATTGATATTATAAAACTTGCGAACACAGGTGCAGGATTTAATGCTAATGTCAACAATAACTTTTTAAACATCATTACTGTGGGTGGAGACGGTACTGACGCTAATATTCGAGTAAATGTTCATTCTAGCGCCGCGAATGGCGGCAATATCGTAGGAACTTCAATTATTTCTGGTGGTAATAACTACACTCGTGCGACCATATCGATAATCGATGCAAACAAAACACCAAATACTGCAAATGCAAACTTAGTGGCTATTATAGGACCTCCTGGAG